TCATCGGTTGACCGCATGCGCGGCGAGGTGCTGACGGATCAGCGACAGGTAGCGATCACCGACCGAGAAGTCGCGCGCCGCGCGCGGCCGCTCTGCCTGACGCAGCGTGGCCGGCGCGCTCATGCCGAGGTATCGGCATACCGCCGACGGGAAGGGCTTGCGCGTATGCCCGAGTTGGCGCGCCGCGCGCTCGACGCGGGCGTCGCCGACCTGCGCGCGCAGCCATGCCAGCACTTGGCGATCGGTGTCGTTGACGATACGGACCAGATGTTCCACTTTAAACAGGGACCCTTGTTGCATAAGGCTCTCCGGGGTGTTTTCGTCGATAAATCAGGTCTGGCTACCACCCTAGCTACCATGAAAGGCTGCGCTGGACCTGGAGCCACCAACCGGTGCTGTCGACGGGAGGGCTGAGCTTCTGCCGCTGCCGGAATACTGGTTGGTTGTACAGCTGGTTATCCATACAGTATTTTGGGCGAAGCGGGTTGTCAAGCGCAAAACGACCGATGAGGGAACGAAGGGGGGAGATGAGGCGGGAGAGGCGGCGCTCGGGGCCGAGCGCCAGAGGGGGGTTAGGCGGCGTCCGGGCCGGCCATGATCGCTTCGACGCTTTCGGCGGTGATACCGCTGGAACGCTCGCCGATCTTGACCAGTTTCAGCTTCCCCTTGTCGACGAGGCGGTAGACGGTGGTTCGGGAGATGCTGAGCATGTCCATGACCGCCTTGATGCGATACAGCTTCTTCGAAGTGGTGGTGGTTTCCATGTTTCGACCTAGTGTGGTGGTGGCCAGAGCGCGTATGTTATGGAGCGCTCTGGAACGTCGCAACACAAACCAAGGGACTATCGTATAGTCATCGGCGTCGCCGAAGACGCCCAGCGATCCTCACGCGGCAGAGGATGGCTTCCAGACGCCGGTCGGCGAGAGCTTCAGCATGTCGCCGGCTTTCGCGCCCGTCAGGTCGACGTCGGCGCAATCCCCAAGCGCGATCTGCAAGCTGCCTTGAGACCACGGGATGAAGCCAGCGGGTGCGGCAGCGCCGAACGGGCCGCTGAGGTTCATCGTCCACACCGACCCGACGTCCGAGCAGATGGCGGGGAAGAGCGGGAACGTTCCACCGATCGGATAGCCTCCCACGCCCGTCGCCGGGTCGTTCGAGGCGCTACCGTTCCAGATGCCGCCGTTGACCCGGAACCACGCCATGCGCGCGGTCGCGTCGATCGCTACGCCGACCGTGTCGCCGGCAACGTTGAATGCCGCACCTGAGCCAGAGTTCGTGCCGCCGTCTCGATACACGTTGCCGCTCGACTGGAATTTCCCGATCGTCCCCTGGCCGTCGTCGTACCCAACCTGAGCGTCCATCGGCTCATTACGGGGGCACACGCCCACCGCGGCGTTCCCGCTCGACGTGCCCGAGACGAACGTGGTCTCGAAATACCACTTCCCAGCCTTCATGCCGGTCGTACCGATGGCCACGACCTGTTTACCGCCAGGGACGGTAGCGGTCAGGTTGTTGTTCGAGAGCGCCACCGTGCTCGCCTTCATTACGGGATCGAATGCCGCGCGCTCGGCGAAGCGCGAGATCCGCAGCGTGCCATCCGCGTCGGTGGTCTGGCCGGGACCAAGTTTCACGCCACCAAGCTGGGTGCTCGTTGCGACCGGGATGCCGGTGGACGGGGCATCTTTCAGATCTTTGTAGCTTCCGCTCGTGGCCACCTTCGCGAGACCGGTCACGGTGCTCGCGTCTTGCTGGCCAGTGTGGTTCTGCCGGTTGAGCAGCGTCGCGTCCGCGCTGTTCTTCGTGGCTTGCGCTGCGATGCCGTCCAGCTTCTCCTTGTCGGCACCACTCATGAAGCCCGCGACCGTCTGCGTCGCGATGCCGAACCATGTGCGCAGCGTGGACAGCTTCAACTTGAAGTTGTTGCCGCCGTACGCCCCCGCGAGCATTGCGTCGTCAACTGGGTTCTGGAGTTCGTTGAACTCCGAGATTTTCATGTCACTCATAGGGAAGTCTCAGTTTTGATCAAGTTGCCGTCTTCTGCGGCGATATGGCCAGATGCGTTTTCAAGCAGGATGTTCGACTCCTCGATCTGGATTCCCGCGCCCTGCTGATTGCGCAGATTCCACATCATCAGGAGCCCTAGCGCGCGCATAATCTCGCCTGCCCAAAATCCGTAGAAGTAGTGCCCGTGCGACCAGCTCGAAAAGGCACCGCTCATGTCGGAGTAGGGGCCAGTCGGCGCTTCAATCACCTGCGTGCGCGTGAACTCGGCCATGCAGCCGCTGATCACGCGATCGACGTAGTCGGACTTCGAACCCGCGAACTTCATGCAGACTGCACCTGCCATGTACAGGGCAGTCATATGGCCCGTGTGGTCGTAGTCGTCGTTCCATGCCGGCTTGTCGGGTGGAAACTCAGTCGGCGTCAGGTTGTCGTTTGCGTCCTGGAAGTCGGCCAGATACTTCGCGTAGCGTTCGCAAAACGTGATGAGTCGAGTGTCGACGGGGAAGCCCTGCTGCACGAGCAGGTGCCACATCCGGCAACCTGCGAAGAACGCGCGAGCGTTGTAGCCCGCCCACGGGTACGGCGAGTCCGTGCCCCACGCGAACGAGTCGATGGGACCTTGATCGAGCTGGTCGTAACGCGGCCAGACGTAGAGCGGCGCTACCGGACCCATGACACCGACCTTCTTCGCGTACGCTTCCTGCGCGTCGTAGTAGAAGGCGATGCAGTTGGTGTAATACTGGGTCTTGCCCGAGAGGACCCACATCGGCCCGTACTGGTAGCCGGTGTACGGTGTGCCGCGCCAGTAATCCTTCCGCGCGCGCGAGACCGAATACTTCGTCGTGAAGGGCAGCACCCCCGGCGTGTACTTCAGCGCGAGCGGAGCAGGGTTGGTCGCGTACACATCGCCCACGGCCATCTCCATCGCCGGCTGGCACTTCACGTGGATGAACCACTCGGTGGAGTAGTCGTTGACCGACACTAGCTTCTGCGGGATCTCGCCCCAGCAGTAGGTCGAGATCGAGCCACCTTGACCGTTGTTCGTGATGAACTCGATCTGCGTCATCGCGCCGTTCGGCGTCGGCGCGGCAGGCGTGCCTGCCGCCTGATTCGGCACGAGCGTGAAGTCAGACCAGCTGAGCGGCAGCGTGATCCACCCACCGGCCGGCAGCACGCGCTGGTATTTGTTGCCCAGCGCATCCGTGACCTTCAACCAGATCTCGCCGCTGTTCACGCGGTACGTTAGCTCCGTGAGCGCGCGGGTGGTCGGCGTGGTCAACCAGAAGCCGGCGACGACGCCGGACGTGCCGTCGTTGATGTTGGCCGTGCCGATCCAGTCAGCGCGGCCAGCGTCGCCCAGGATGCCGCCCTCATACGTGGTGGTGTAGCCGGCGTTGCCGTACGGCACGAAGCTCGAACCGTCGAGCATCGCGTGCTGCTGGCCGTCCGATTGCGTGGCCGTGACCATCTGGCCGAAGGGGACCACCATCTGCGTCGGCGTCACGCTACCGTTCGAGGGCAGGGCATAGCGATACTGCCGGCCGTCGCTCAAGAGGTCGGTCTTCATCCGAGTCAGGAACTCGATGCGCGCCTTCGACGTGTTGATGCCGATGGTGTTGACCATCGCGGTCTTGCTGGAGTCGATGCGCGTGTAGACCGCGATCTGTTCGAGCGCGACCGTGCTTTCCTTGCTCACGTTCGATTCAGCGGTCTTCGACACGTGGATGTAGCCGCTGCTGTCGCGGTTGACCGTCGCCTTCGCGTCGCCGAGGTATTCCCAGTCGTACGCGATGCCCACGTTGAACGGGTCAGCGGCCCTCGTGTCCTGGCGGAAATAGAAGCCGTCGGCTTGAAGGTCGGTCGCGTCGTTGATGGTGTAGATCGAGGCGTTGAACGCGTTGAAGTAGCGCGGGTTGCCCGTCTCCTGGAACATCAAGTAGCAGGCCTCGGCGAACCACTGCTCCGAGTCGATCGAGTTGCCCCACTGATCGGGAGACAGCGCCATCCAGATCGGCCAGACGTCGAACGGCTGGTTACGGCCTATCATCGGGCCGGTCATGTTCGCGTAGTTCACCAGCGCCGTGCCGGTGAATGTCGTGTCGACGAGGCGGATCATCCCCGGTGGGTCGCCGTTCGGGTCGATCGCGTCCTGCTCCGCGTTGTGGCACACGCCGTCGTACGTCACGTACGAAGCGAACGGGTAGACCGTGCCACCCGCGTTGACGCCCGAGCGCACGGAGTCGTACGAGAGCTTCCCGTTGTAGACCGAATACAGGCGCGTGATCAGCTGGCCGTTGTACGGGTCGCCGGTCGGGATCTGGCCGACGCCGTTCGTGAACTGCACCTTGACCCCCTTACCGCCAGGGCTGTCCGGGTTGTTCGGGTCGAGCGGGCCGAAGGCTTGAAACGGGCGCTTGCCGTTGATGATCCAGTTCGAGCGGTAGATCTGCGGCGTGGTCGGCGTCGGCTGGCCACCGTAGAAGAGATCCAGGTAGGCGTCGATCGCGCGCACCGCGCGGTCGAGGTAGGAGCGCTTGCCGGTGCCTTTCCATGCGTAGTAGAGGCCGAGGATGTACAGGGCCTGACCTTCGGTCGTGGCCGTGCCGTTCGGGGTGTACCAGACGCTCCCCGTCTCGTAGTGCATGTTGTTGCAGAGCACGCTCTTGCTGTTCAGGATCATGTAGTCCTGACCCGTGTCCGGGTCGTCTTTCGTGTGGCGATCGACGAACTGCATGAGGCCGTCCAGCATCGAGTTCGCATTCGCGGCGAGCTGGTTGAGGGACTGACGGGACAGGTAGAGCCGGTTCATTTACGCAGGAATGTTGTTGCCGACGAAGTAGCCGACGTACGACTTGCCCCCGTCATAGGTTTCGAACATGAACGCGTCGCTCACGCCTTGCGCGTACGACAGGACGGGCGGGACGCCACCGTTCCACTTGATAATTGCCGGCCAGCTGTTGACCTTGTTCGAGCCGGTGCCCTGCTTGAGCACGAGCGAGAACGAGCGCACGAAGTTCGCATCCGTTGCCGGGTTGCTGATCGTGATCGCCGTCTGCGGCGCGTTGATCGTCGCGTTGAAGCAGCCGATGCCGGTCGACAGGTCCAGGTCGAGGCCGTTGCCGGTCACGTTCATGCGCGCGATCGGCGTCTTGTTGACGTCGCCCGTATCGCCCTTGTCGCCCTTGTCGCCCTTGATGCTGTAGCCGTTCGGCCAGACGCCGCCCGTCTTCGGGCCGAACATGAAGCTGTTGTCCAGGTTGATGTACGAGTCGCCGTCGTTACCGACGTTGTTGGCCGGCGCTCCGCGGCCGTAAAGCAGTTTCATCGGGGTCAGCTGTCCGAGGTTGTTGTAGACCGGACTCATCATCAGGATGAGCGGTTGGCCGTCCGGGTTGGTTGGGGCGAGGGGGAGGGAAGCCGCACTCATTGCTCACCCGCATTCAGACGATCGAGAACGTCTCGGTCGCTCCGGACGACGGCTTCGCAGGCGTTGAGCCTGAGCACGATTTCGTCGGCTCGACCGGCTTCGCCGAGAAGAAATTCAGTAGCCGGCAGCGAAAGTTCGGCTCCTCCGGTGTCAGCAGATACGCCGGCACCGGGGCCAGCTGCACCTTCGGACGGTTGATTGCCACAGGTTGCGGCTCGGTCGCGCAGGCGCAGAGCACCAGCGCGGGCAGCAGCAATGTCACGGTCGGCTTGAGACTTCGCATCGTTGAGCTTCCTTTCGTAGTCGGTCGAGATCTGCGTGACCAGCAGGTTCGACGTCGTGGTGGCGAAGGCCGCTACCGCGTCCGCTCGCGCTTGCGCGGCACGCAGGGCCTTCTGCTGCCGATCGTCGTTCTCGGCCATGATCGCGACGTAGTGGTCGCGGGTGAAGTAGAAAGCGCCAGCGCCGCTCACGAGAGCGGCGCAGAGCGCGGCGATGGCGGTCAGCTTCATGCGGTATCCACCTTTTGCAGAATGCGGGTCATGACCGCGTCGAACAGCTTCGAGCTGCCGTAGCCGGCGACGGTGATGGCTGCGGCCTCTTGAGCGGAATCCCAGCGGAACGATTCGGCGATGAAGAACATCAGCAGACCGGCTGCGATCGAGGAGACCATGTCGCGCGCGACGTGCAGTTTCCAGCGCGACAGATCTTCGGCGCTCGACAGCTTTTGCAGCGTCGATGCTGCGCCGCCGATGCTGCTGAGGATGACCGTGATCACGTACGCGATGACCGGGATGCTGGCCAGATCGCGTCCGAAAGACACGTCGCTACGTGTTGCCGCGTAGGTGACGAGAGACCACGTGAGGGCGAGGAACATCGCCCATACCTTTATCGTTCGCTGCACGCTCGACCCCGTACGTGAAAAAGATTTCGAAAACTCAGCGTCAGGCCAAACACAGCCATCGAGCCATAGAGAACGAGGGTGCTTATCTGCACACTCTTGTAAGCCTGCTCAGCAACGAACAGATGAGACGCAAAAGAGAAGGACGCCATCGGGTACACCCAATGACGCCACTTCAACCCCCACGTGAAAACGAATCGATCGGGCATCAAATCATTGATCACGATGTCGACCAGAAGCAGCGCGCCGGCAACCAGCAGCAGCAGGGTGAAGAACCATCCGCCGTGTTGCATCGTCGCGGCCGGGATCGAGCTTGCGTGGCACATCGAAAGCACGACGACCACAAGCGCCCACGTCGTGAAGCCGAGGCGCGCGAAGAAGTCTGCGTTGCGCGTCGTCATTAGGCGGCTCCCGGAATGACCTTCCGAGCGAGCACGAGATACGCTTGACGATCAGCCAGACCGTTCGTGCCGCCGTTGATGACCTTTGTGACCGCGATGAAGTTCTTCTTCAGCGCGAGGTCGTCGAGCTTGTGGTTCCACCAGAACGCAGCGGCGCTGAGGCACGCGTACTGCGGTTGCTCAAGCAACTCCGGATGCGCGATCAGGTCGAGATCGAGCAGCATGCCCATCAGCAGGTAGTTGATCCGACCGGTGCATTGGATGAGGCCACGGCCCTTGTAGCGAACGCCGTCACCCGGTTGCGTGTTGCCGAGGTCCTTGCGCCCCTCGTATGCCTGCCCGCTGGCGATCTCTAGCGTGTAGCGCCCCTCGGCTGACTCGTGCGAGATCTGAGCCAGGAACTCGACGATCTCTTCCGGTGTATCGATCTCGAACTTCGCCATCGCGTCCGAGAGCAGGGGCGCGTACGTGGCGCATCTGTCGATCGGTGCGTGCGTCCAGATCTTCCGAAGCTGGTCGGACGTAATAGACATCTCGGACTCGTGTGGTGGTGGTGAGTGCCGAGAATTTTAAGGTTGGGGTTTACGCAGACACAAAGAGTTTTGCACTGGAAATGCTAAGTGAACCTAAGTGGTTCACTTAGCACCTTTTCTGCGATTACACGGGCATCGGATCAACCGACGTAGACGCGCCTTCAATCGGTCGCTGCTGCGCAGCAAGCTTCCGGTTGGCGTCGTCGAGGTTCTTCTGAAGCTGGTCTGCGCGCGATTGGCTCGCGACCAGTGCGTTCTTCGTTGCTTCGAGTGCCGCGTTCGCTTCGTCGAGCGCCGATTGCAGAGTTGCGTTTGCTGCGGCCAAGCCTTGCACTTGCTGTTCGGCTTGACCAGCTGCGACGCTCGCGTGAGCGAGGCGATCTGCCAGCTCGTTGCGCTGTTGCGTCAGCACGTGGTGCATCATCTGGCCTTCGTTCATCAGGGGAGTGGCTTGTTGTTCGTTCATGGCGTTTCCGTTTTGATCTGAATGATTTTGCGGGTGGTGGTCCGCTTATTGGCCAGAGGTCCGAAGACAATCTGGCGATGTTCAGGCAGCGTGCCGGTCAACGGCTCGATACGCTGAAGGGTGCAGCCAGTCAGCTCATAGAGAGCCGTGGCCAGGAATACGACGTTGTCGCTGTATGCGCTCTCGCAGGTGACATCCCACAGGTCGCCTTCGAGGAACATGCAACTGCCCTTGCAGAGCTGAAGTACGGGGCACGTATTGCAGTGCTCGCGGGTCGACCAGTGGCGCGAGGACTTGAGCTGGACAGCATCCATGTCCTGAACGTTGCCGGCGAGATGAGGCTGGCCGTTCGGCGCTACCGCTACCGCGGATACGTTCTGACACGTCAGCACGTTGCCCTTCAGGTCCATCGTCAGCGTGTCAGCGCGGTCGCTGCCGCACTTCTGGCCGAGCGTGCGCGCTTCGCGCCGAGTGACCACGGACTCGCCGAAGTCGACGATCTTCTGCGTGACGCTGTCGAAGTTGAGCGCGTTTCCGCTCTTCAGCTCGTCGAAGGCGCGGGTGCGGTAGCGGACGTGCTCGTGCGCGTCGTGAAACGACATCGAGCGGCCACCCTCGTCGTACGCGTCGACGAACATGCCTTCGCCGATCGGCACGTCGGTGTCGCCCGTCAGCTTGACGAAGTAGTCACGCACCGCGCGCCGCGATGTGCTGTCCTTGTGCAGCATCGCGTTGAAGGAAATCCGGTTCAGCGGGCGCAGGCGCTGGTACAGCATGAGGATCGCTTCGCGCGTCAAGGGGTTATCGAGGGGGTCTTGACCCCGTGCCTTCTGCCCCGGCCCGTCGTGCGAGATGCCGATCGTGAACCCCATCGAAATGAGCCATCCGGCCTTCATGTGGTCGATCAGGGAGCCGTTCGTGATCATCCGAAGGGTGATGCCGGGGTAACGCATCCGCAGCCGCTCAGCGAGCGGTTTGAGCGTCTTCCAGTACACCATCGGCTCACCACCCCAAAACTCGACCGTCGCGTCCTCGGTGAGATAGCAGTTCGCCATGAGGTTGGACATGAACACGTCGACGTCGCCGGGGTTGGTCTGGTCCGCGTGCGGCACGAATCGCTGCGAGCAGTATTCGCAGCTGTAGTTGCACGAGAGGCCCAGCTGGATCTTCAGCGTGCGGACGACACGGTCCTTGTGGCCAGGGTGCGCGGCCGACGCGCGTGGCTCGCTCGGGCGCGTGGGCACCACGTCGAATCCGCGGTGGTCGGTGAGGGTGCTGCGCTGGTTGTTGTAGAAAAAGTCACGGCCGACGCCAGAGGCGTCGACCGTCTTCAGGCGAAAGGTGGTCATCTGGTGGCTAGGTACGTCGCCTGCCGCGCGCGGAGCGCGGTCTTGAAGGCGACCATGTCGTTGAAGGCGAGGTCCCCATCCTTCATTTTCAGCACACCAGCGTCAAGGAGTTTCTGCCGTTTATCAGATGGAAACGCGTCGGCCGGCAGGATGGTGAACAGCAGCTCGGTGAGCAGATCCACCTGCGCTTCGAGCGCGGCGAGCGCGTCGTTCGTCTTCGTGTCTTTGAGCAGCTTGTGCTTCGCGTGCCAGCGGTCGATGACCGGCGCGACGGAGGGCATGAGCCGCTTGATGACCATGTCGCCGCCTTCATCCGTCGTGTCGACGGTTGGGGCGGGGTTGGCCGGCTCGTCGGTGAAGCAGAAGAAGACGGCAGTGTAGTCGTCCTTCGCCTCGTTGATGCCGATGACCACGACGGGCATAAACGAGTCGATGTTCTTGCGGAGCAGAGCAGACGACATGCTGTCCTTCGACTCGTGGATGTCGCTGCCCCACACGACCACGTACTGACCGCTGCGGGCACGGACCAGATGCAGGACGTCGTTACCGAACTCGACCTTGTTCAAGTCGAACTGCCAGTAGAGGCTCAGTTCCGTCGACTGCATCGTGAAGCCGGTGGGGGTCTGGATGACGGTGACGATGCCGTACGCCTTGGCGCGATCCTCATCCGACATGTCCTTGGGCATGAGCGCCTTATGCACGAGCATGGTCGAGTCCCTTCCAGTCGAAAGTGTTGTAATCGAAGTCGAACCCGTTCGCGCCGGCCGAGACCACGTAACCTTCGGCGATGATCATGTGACACCCGCCGACGATCGGCAGGTAGACCTTCGTGTTGGGGTTCATGTCGTGCTTCACCACACGCTTGCGTTGCCAGCCGTCGATGTGGGCGAACTCATCCCAGCGGTCGTCCAAAAGGCGAACATCGTCGTTGTTCGGCAGGCCCTTCACGACGCCCAGCTCGACGCCACGCATCCACGACTGCTTGTCCACCACACCGAACGCCTGCGCGCCGTCGCGGCGCGTCCAGAAAGCGTGATCATCCGTCCAGAAGAACGAGCGATCCTCGAACGAGACCATCTTCCGGTCGCCCAGCAGCGGCGTCTCGACGTCGAGCACGGCTTCAGGCCCGAGCGGCGTCATGACCATGTCGCCGACCTTGATCTTCTCGACATACTCCCAGCTGCCGTCAGCCATCATGATCCGCGTGCCGGCCGGGAAGCAGGTGCAGGCGCAGTTGCAGTTGCAGTTGCCCCACACGCGGACGAGCTGGACCTGACTGCCCGAGCGCTGGAGGTAGAAGGACTGCGGCGCGATCACGCCGTTGCCGACCCACGGAAACCCACCGGGGCGCCATCCGTCGCCACCATCGGTCGTGCCGACCGAATTGAGGCGGTCTTCCGCGCCCTTGCCGGCGAAGCAGTTTTCCAGCCAGCCATAGCGCGACGTCCAGATCCCGCCCGTGCCCTGTTCGAGCGTGTGCGTGTCGGTCGCGAAGCCCTTGCCGCCGTACACCCGCACGTAGCTGAAGTCGGACATGTGGATGCCGCCGCCATACGTCTGGTTGTACCAGCCGACTTGACCGTTCGAGCGGAACCAGCCGTTGTTGTACAGCTCGGCCACCGTGTCGCCGTTGCGGCCGAGCTTGGCGTTGTTCAGCGAGTTGTAGAGGTAGTCGGCGTAGTTCTTCGTCGCGGCGTGGTAGGGCTGCGACGGGTCGCCCGAGAGCGTGAGCGGGCCGGTCATCTGGTCGCCAGAACGCAGCACGCGGTTGTTCGCCGCGGTGGTTGCCGCCTGCGCCTGCGCGTCGACGTACCGCTTCGGCGTGGCATGCAGCGCCTGCGACGGATCTCCCGAGAGCGTGAGCGGGCCGGTCATGCTGTCGCCGCTCTTCGAGACACGCGTGCCGATTGCGGCCGACAGAGCATCGATCGAATCCTGGTAGGCGATCGTGCGGTTGTAGTCGATCTCGACCACCCACGTGACCGGCGTGAGGCTCGTGAGGCGGAAGAGCTTGTTCTGCGACGTACTCAGGTACGGCATGCCGATCTGAAGGCCGTTGATCGGGAACGAGTCGCCAGCGTTGCGCGAGATCGCCGTGAGGTCGTTGTTGAGCAGCGGAGCCAGCGAGTCTGAGACCCGCTGACTGTCCGGAATCTGTGTGTAGTTCTGCATCGTGGTGGTGTCCGTTAGCAAACCGAATTTTACGAGCGCCGGCCAGAGCGCCAAAGGGATTTCAGTACGCGTGCGCCGCCCAAGTCAAAGCGCCATCGATCTTCGCCTTATCAGCGACCCGCTCAAGGAAACAGTCGAAATACGTACGTGTGATCGAGCCGGCGACCAGTTTCGCCGTGCAGGGGTCGCTCGCACTCTGCACGGTCAGTGTCACCTTTGGCGGAACGTGAAAAGGCCGCGCGAAGAAGATTCGCGTCGGGGTCCCACCGTTGATGATGTTGTCGCCGCTGTCGAACATGTCAGGGACATCGACGACAACGCTCAGCTTGTTGATGACCCCGCGGTCGCCGGATGTCGAGTTCATCGAGATCCGGAAGAGGGCGGTCTGATACTCATAGTCGCCCTGCACGAACGGTTGAAACGGCGTATAGCCAGTGGGGCTATCCGACGTGAGCAAGGCGAGGAAACCATCGTCGTCGAGTACCTTCTTCGACACGGTGATGTCGGAAATTACGTGTGTCATATCAGTACAGGCTGTAGTTGACGGTTGCGCCGATGCCGCCGACGTTGAGGGTTCCTCGGAACATCGAGCCACCTTCGCGGCCGACGTAGAGAGTGCGCGTGCTGGCGTCCTGCGAAATGGCGACCAAGTAGCGTTCGCCGATTTCGAGGTCGATCGGAATGGAGATCTTCTTGCCGTTGTTGTCGATTGCGTAGACGCTCATCGTAGACGCTTGATAGCCGATCGTGATCTGCGCACTATTGCGTCCGCAGAAGCTCGACCACGTGTCGTCGTTGTTGTCGTACGGAATGATCCAGAAGCTCGTCGAGAACACGTTCGGGATGTTCACGCTGAACGTCACGCGCGTCGGCACCGGTTGGAGTGGTGCGGTCTGCACGAACAGGCCGGACCCATACTTACCGGCGCGGTAGCTGACTGTTTGCTGCTCGGTCGCCGCACCATCATCGCCGGGGCCGGAGAATCCGAGAGTATTGTCCAGCTTGATCGCGTACAACACGTCGGGCGGAAGCGCCGTGAGCGTCGCGATCTCCGCGCGGTAGTTGATCGACGAGATATCCCCTTGTGCTGCCCACGGCATCTGCGCCTTCGCGTCGTTCCACGGAAACGTCGCATCGTTCCATCGCATGGTGAAGTCGACAATCGCGTCGAGGCCGATGAAGAGCGTGTTCTGCGCACGGAAGCTTGTCGGCAGCGACACGCTGAAGATGTACTCTGCCTTCGCCTTGCCATCGTCCATCCGCAGCGAATCACCGTAGATGACCATGTTGTAGCGCATCCCCGTGAAGCCTTTCGTCAGTTCGTCCGTCTCGTAGACGATGTTCGTGTTGTCGAGCTGGGCCACGTCGGTCGTGACGAACGTTGCCTTGTCCGAGTAGATGCCGGGGGCCGCGATCGCCTTCAACCAGAACTTGCGCGTGCCACCTGCGCCGGCCGTAAGACCAAAGCTGGTAGATTTCGTCTTCGCGACGAACACTGCCGTCGCCCAGGAATCCCCCTCGCGGATCTCGTAGTCGAGGATGTTGTCTTCCGGGTTCGGCTTCCAACTCATCTCGATTCGATTCGACGACTGCACGGCGATGACGCCCCGGACGGCCGAGGGGCCGTACAGTGCGATCGTCTGGATCGTCGGGATCGGCGAGAAGTTGTGACTCGTGTCGATCGCGCGGATCATGAACGAGTAGGCCCCACCGGTATCGGTCGTCCATGCGAACTGCGTCGCCGCGTAGTCGGTCACGAGAACTGTTCCGGTTTCCCAGGACGTGCCAAGGCGGATCTCATAACCAGCGCGGTCGAGATCCGGGATTGGGTCCCACTTCAGCAGGATGTCGTTCTGACGGCGGATGACGTTGAAGTTCGTTACGTTGCTGGGCGGTTCATCCTTCCCGACGCAGCGATAGTTCCACGTCGACAGCTGCGAGCTGCGGTAATCGAACGTGCTGATCGCCCACACCGTGATGTCGTAGTCGACACCGCTCTTGCAAGGACCAAGGAACACGCTTTCGCCGGTCGTGCTCGCGGTGAGCCACGTCGACTGCGAACTCTCCTTCCACTGCACGTCGTAGCGCTTGACGATCGCGTTCGCAGGCGCGTCCCACGATACTAGGATACGAGCCTGAATCGAGCCGTCCTGACCGATGATCAGCTCCTCCGTACCGGACGCCATGACCATGTTCATCGGCGGGGGAGGGATCAACGGGTTTTTGAACGAATATTGCGTGCTGCCGATCGGCACGCAGTTGTCTGCTGCGGCCTGCTTGTTGATGTTGATTTCGACGGCCGTAACCTTGTAGGTGTCAGGCTGGTTGTCTACCGGCTCGATCGCGATCGTACGGAACGGCTTCGCGATCCCGAACCCACCATTGTCCTCGATCGTGAAGACGGTGCGATCCGGAATGTTTGGCGGAATGACGCCGCTCATGATCGTCAGCTCGGTCACGGCCCCGATCTTGCCAGGGGTAACGACGAAATTCGACAACCCGTCGACGGACTGGAGCCGCAGGTTGTAGTTCTGGTTGACCGTGAAGTAGATCGGGTCTCGCAGGTAGATCTTGTTGTTGAAGATCGACTTGATCCGGCCACCAGACGACCAGCCGGTGATTGGGTCGGCGATATAGATCGGCTTGTACGGGTCGATGACGCGGCCGAGGCGCGCGGTCACGAACGACACCGTCGCACACTCAGTAGTCGACGTGATCAGCTGATAGGTGGCCCGACGAACAGCCTCGTGCTCGTTCGTGCAGCCAATCGCCTGAAACTGGTAGGGAATGCTGCCGTTGAGCGCGATGTGCTCTTCGTTGGCGACACGTCGGTGGTCAACGTTCCAGTCGATGTCGGGGTTGACGAACTGAACCTCGTAGTCGTTGTAGCGCGTCGACATGTCCGTGAACGTGTAGCTGAAGCCTTCCGGCGTCACGTTCTCGGGCGTGAACATCAAGGTCGGTTCTTCCCATCGGTCGACGCGCAGATGGACCATTCCAGTCGCGTCGTCGAAGATAACCGCGCCGAAGCTGCCGGCGACATACTTCAGCATGTCGAGGCCGGTCTGCTGGTCGGTCAGGGCGAGGTTGAAGGTGTAGCGCGGTTGCCATCCACCGCGGCCGTCCGGGACCATCTCGTCGCACCACCGGCCCGCATCGTAAAAATCGAAGCGGTTGCACGTGATCCACGGGTAATACTTCGCGAGACCCCACGTGGGGTTCATGATGAGGTTGTACAGAATCCATGCCGGGTTGTTCGTCCATGCGAGCTTGAACGTCCCATTCCACGGGCCGCTCGCGTCGTACGAGTGCATGTCGCCGTTGTAGTTCGTCGGAACCAGGATCTCCAGCCCGTCATAAATACCGGCGAAGTCCGGGATCGAGCTGAACTGGCTCGTCGCCTTGGCGACCAGATGGAGGAGCGCGACTTGGTTGTACGAGCGGTTGCCTTTCGTGACCATCTGGAAGCTTTCCCAGGTAAGGTCACAAAATTCCGTCGTACTGGCGTCGGGATTCTCCTTCAGTACCCGGATCACCCAGTTGTCATTGATGCGAGGCACGTCCCACGCATAGTCGACCATGTAGCCGCTCGTGGTCTTGCCCGTCACCTTGATCAAACCACCTTGAACTTCCGACCATGCGGCGTAGCTGGATGCCGGGCGATACTGAATTCGGAAGCGGGCCGTGTTGTTGAAGGAGCCGTCGTTGTTCTGGATGTAAAGGACGTTGAACTGCATCCGCACTTGCAGCTGGTCGATAACGCCCTTCAGCGACTGGTCGGTCTGACGGTTGACCCACGTTCCTTGAAATAGACGTGTGCCGACCTGGGTGTTCGAGCTTTCACCCCCGAGGACGTAGTTGACCGGAGAGTCGTGCGCGGTGCCGAGCTTGACGCCGAGGTTGAACGAACTGAAATTCAGCGATCCATCCTGCGACATGAGCGGCGTCCCGCCAACATAGAAGCTCTTCATTCCGTCTACCAGCCCTCGAATGGGGCCTTGAGACAGTCCAAGGACGATCTCGACGACGTCTCGGGAAAACAGGTTGTCGTCCGTTCGCGTGGGCGAGCTGGAGCCACCGCCGCTCGCGCCACGGATGCTCTGGATAGGACGTTCTTCTTCGACAATCATCGTTTGGTTTCGTTATGCGAGAACGCAGTGGAGTGCTTGACCGTCCCCGTTCTGGTTGCAGTAGCCACCGAGGACCATGTTGGAATCGTCGTACCGCTTCGCGTCGACGTTGAACGACAGGTAGTGCCCGAAGTGTTTCACTCGACCGAAAAGGAGCGAAAGTCGAGTGCCGATTTTCACGGTGTTCTGAGTGGAAGGAATGATCAAGCTAGAGTTCGTCGCTGAACTCGCCCCCAGCTTGGGTTGAGGGGCGAGCATTGAGATGATGCCGCCGAGCATCATCATCGCTCCCCCCATCATCATGCCGATGCCGGTCGTAACCATCGTGCCACCCGCCGGCCCGGTCCACCAGAGGATCGCGCCGACCACGACCATCACGGCCCCAATCAGGATCTGTAGGAAGCTGCCGTTGCCGCCCGCGCCGCGCAGGGCAGGATAGACGTGCAACTCGGTCTTGTCGGTCTGCACGAACAGTGCATCGCGGCAATCGAAGCCGTCGACGCGCACGTCGACGGGGTTCTCGGCGTCAAAGCCGGGGAGCTGCTTCAGCACCGTCAGCGCTTCAGCGGCAGTGGTGGCGTGGACTTTAATCGGCTCCGGGTGCCGCTCCTTCAGGGAGCCATGCAGAAAGATCGTCTTCATCGAGCAAAATTACCGCGTTGTTTCTGACGTAGTAGCACCAGACATCGTGCTCGCCAATGATGTAGTGGAACCACCGTGGCCACGCCTGAAATGCACGGTAGTCCTGAGCAGATAGGTTCGGCCCCGTGCGTGGATGCGTGTGCCATGTGGCTGCAATCTGATCCTCGTATTGTCGGATAGACGCGGGGGTAATTTCAAAGCCTATTTCGGGCTGCTCATGGACGTTTTGGCACTCGACGATCGATCCGTCATTTAGGAGGAAGCCGCACCGTTCGGTCAGGGGAGTCCAGAGTTTCAACAAGTCGTCGTTCATACTTCTCTCTCAAGTGTGGTGGCAGGAGGGTCATGAAATCGACCGACTCCGCTTGTTCCTGATTCTTCGCTGCGATGTCCGGATGCCGGATGACATCGAGCACACGGTTCTTCCACCGGTCGTTCAGTGGGTCGGCTTTCGAGACTTGGCCATACAGGTGATGCAACACGTACTGATTGCCGACGTAGACGCCGATGTGGTTCGCGATGCCGGACCTACTGGCGACGTGCATCATCAACAGGTCGCCGATCTGCAAGCGATTCAGCGGCGTACTGATGAGGAGAAACCCTTCACGGTTGAAGTAGTCACCGAGCAGATTGAAGCCGTCGTTTTCCCACGCGCACGGTCGAGCGTAGTTCGTCAACTTCATTCCATAGGTCTTGTCCAACCATTTGCGCACAAGGCCGTAGCAATCGTCGCGGCCTTCGACGTACGGGATTCCCTCGAACCCTTCGATGTATTTTTCATAGAGAGACATGGGGGAACTCCGGTGGGTAAAAGGCACGTGCCGGCAGGTAGAACATCTGCCCGTCAAGTGGGGTACGCAGCTCGAAGGTGGCCATCGAATTGCTCATGCTCAGGGTCTTCGACACGCGCCAGATGTTGATCTGGTAGCGGCCGACGTTGTTTTTCACATCCTCAAGGTGGCAGCGGTAGCGGGTGATCGTTGCACTGTCGGTCTTTCCCTGCGCGATAAACGCAGAAAAGATCCCGTCCGGGTTGGCGATCGTGAGCTTCGGTCGATTCCACTGGCCGTCCGTGCGAACACCCTCGCCGGCGAGGGTGATAGGGATGGACTCGAACACCATCCCTTGCCACGTGACTTGACTCTTGGCAGTCATGCAAAGAACCGTGCCACCAGAGATGCTGTTGAGTTCCATCTTGAATAGATCGACCAGTGCGTCGGCTGACAGCTCGAACGACTGGGAAACGTGTGTATCGGGAAGATCGGATCTCACGGCATCTCCACGAATTCGACGCTGAAGGCCTCCGACCATCCGTCGGCTCCCTTTTTACCCTTCGGCATTTCGAGAGGCTTGTTGAAACGGACGTTCAAGGTCCCCAACCACGGGTGCTTGTACTGGAAGGTCTTGTAGAGCCTGTACGTCTCGTAGAAGGCTTTGAGAAGACCCATGTTGTTGAGCGGATTCGTGGTGATGTCCACGGAGCCATCCGCGTTGATCCCGCGCCACATTGTCTCGAACGAGAGAATGAAAATGCGCTGTTCCGGAGCGGTTGGCGGCGTTGAGAACACATACGAGTTCCCGAGCTGAATGCGCGTTCCAGACTCGGGATACTTCTCTTCGACCAGATGATTCGGAAAATCAAAAGTGAGTGACGTTGCCATTTACATTTGACCTAGTGCAACTTGCTTGATCAGCTTCTTCGTAGAGCCGCCCGTGACGATGTCGTTGCTGATTGCGGCGACGACGTCATTCGGACCCATCTGCGGCTTTTGATCCGGGGCCACGACCCACACGTTGACGTGCTGCGGCTGCTTTTCGCGTTCAGGCTTCGGTGCCGGCGTGCTCTTCGAGATGACACGATTACCGTGGGCGTTGAGGTTGTCGAGGAAGTCGGTGCCGACCGCCGACACGGCCCCATCGTTTAGCACATACTCGCCGTCTTTCAAAAGAGCATGTACGGAGTCACGACCGGGCATACCACCAGTCACGCTGCCGCCCAACACGAAGCGCTTCACGCCCGCCGAGCGGGTGACGAGACCGTTGCTGACGGAACCGCCCTGGACTGCGAGCGCGGTGCCAGTGGAGGGCATGTCGAAGCCGCCCGTGGCCGCGGGTGCAGCGGAAGCAGAAGCAGAAGCTGCCGTTCCGAACATGCTGAGGACGCCCTTGATGAGCATCAGCGCGGCCTGCTGTTCGAGAATCTGCAAGACCATCTTCAGGAACGACACGCCGAAGTCCCTGACCGCCTGACCAGCGGTCTTGGAATGGGTGGTCAGGTCGTCGAAGAACTGGATCAACGCGTTGTCGGTCCCGTTCAGCATGTTGGCGTACCCGTCGATCGCCATCGAGGTCGCGTTGTGCGTGTCGAGGAAGTTCTTGTTCGCCTCGTTGATGCCCTGCATCAGCGAAAAGGAACCAGTGGTGGTCTTCGCAGCCAGCTTCTCTTGCAGACGCTCTTGACTCTCGACGAGCGCGTTCGATTTGTCTTGCAGCGAGTTGAGTTCTCCCTGCTGCGCAGTGCGCTCCGTGGTGAGGCGCACGATCGTCGCTTCGAGGCGTGCCTGCTCCTCCCGCTTCGCAGGATCAGCCTTCGCCGCAGCGAGTTGCGCGTACAGGCCGGTAGCGGGTGAACCAGCGCCATCGCCTTCCTCGCCGAGCATCGCCGTACGGGCGTTGACTTGCTTCCGCAGTTGCTCGATCTCGCCGCGCAGCTGGGTGATGTTCGCCTGATACGTGACGAGGTTACGAGCGTCGACAACGTCCTGGTCGGCCGCTGCCTTGAGGCTCAGCGACTGACGTTGGACCTGGCTGAACTGAGCCGAGTAGCGCGGATCGCTCATATACGCCGCCGATGCTTGATCGGCAACCACGGGGTACGAGTTGCGTTTCAGCTCGATAGCCTGATTGCTCGCCCGCGTCTTCTCATCGCCCTTGAGCGTGGTCATGAAGGCGTTGAACGCCATTCGAGCGCGATCCTCGTCCTCCTTGAACTGCGCGGCCTTGATCTGCTCATTGAGCTTACGCACGCGCTCGGTGTTCTTGTCGATCTGCGAACGAACCTTCGCGTCCATCTCGTCCTGCAACGACTGAAGTTGCTGCTTCACGTCATCTGCATAGTCGCGGTGGTCGCCAACCTGAAGCGTCGGGCTGGTCTTCTTCAGCGTGTCGATCGCACGGTTGTACTGGTTTTTGATCAGCTCAACGGCGACATCGCCGAGCTGCCGTGCCTTTTCCGGATCACGGGTGATACCAGCTTGGGTGTCGACTTCTGCCAGCTGCGCTTGAAGCGCGCGCTGCGCGGCCGAGTTCGTCGCCTTCAGTGATGGTGCGGCCTCGACGCGCGCGTTTTCGATCTTGCGCTGGATGTCGTTCTGCGCAACCTTCAGTCGATCGATCTGCGCGCGCAGGAACGACTTCTGGATCTCGTCGTCAGACGCGTCCAGCTGGCCCTGGAGCTGACGCATGAGCTGGCTGTTGGCCGCGCCTTGGGACGCCAGATCCGGGTTGTTCAGCAGGCTCTGGTAGCGGCCGAACGCGCCAGCGCCGCTGCCGATGCGCTGCACATAGTTGCGCGTCTCGGGCTTGAGCGCGTTGACGAACTCCGTCTCGGTCACGCCGGTCGGGTTGCGGAAGTCCATCGAGCGCCCATCCGCGCTCGTGGTGGCCAGCAGCTTGTCGACGTAACCGGGACCGCCGTTGTAGGCCGCGAGGGCGAGCGTCGAGTTGTTGCCGTACTTCTTCAACTGCGCGTTGAGGTACGCGCGGCCGATCGCCTCGTTGTACGTAGCGTCGTTCCGGTAGCGATTGTCATCCCAAGGCAGGCCGGCCAGCCGTGCCGCTTCCGGCGCGGTGTCAGGCATCACCTGGGCGATGCCGATTGCGCCCTTGCTGGAAGTGATAGGACGCCCGCTGGCGTCGAACTGCCGGTTGCCGCTCTCCTGCGTCTTCAGGGCCGTCCAGAGCGCGTCCAGACGCGACTCCGGGGAGCCGAGCACACCGGTCGTGCGCGTGACCGCCGCCGTGACCGCGTTGGCAATCTCGCGAGCGTCCGGGTTGGAGTTGGCGTAGCGCTGGCTCGCGAGGGACGTGTTCGCACGGTCCAGATCGTGCTGGTAGCCCTGCGCCGTTTGCAAGCCGTTTGTAACCTTTTGGAGATTCGCGAGAAGGTTGGACAGTGCCTGCTCCTCGGCGTACGAGTTCGCCTTTTCAGCGTCCGAGATCCCCGGCACGGCACGCGCTTGAATCGTCTTTGCGATCGCCGTATTGACGGCCGTTGCAAAGGCCCGCTGCGCGTCCAGATCGCGCGGTTGACCGTTGATGCCAGCTGCGTCCACCAAGCCCGCCTGAACGTTGCCAGACACGTCTGCGCCGGCATCCTTCAGGTACTGAATGATTGCCGGGATGGTGTTCTTGCTCACGCCCTCGTCGATCGGCAGGTATCCGGCCGACCGCTTGCCCCCCGGCAGCGCATTGAAGCGGGTCGGCTCATACCCGGACAATCCAGTCTCGTCCATCGTACCGACACCGGGGGTGCTCATTCCCGGCGCGCGTTCGAGCTTGTCGCGCGGCCCGGAAAATGCCCCCTTCTGGAAGTCGCCAGCGGCTTGGCCAGCGGTTTCCTTCGCACGCTCAACCATAACGTCGAGCTGCGCGCCGAGCACGCTCGTGTTCATCTCGTAGCGTTTGCCCAGCTCGCCTTGCAGTTGTTGCAGTTTGGCGATCAGGTCTTCGGTCTTGCTGATCGCGCTCTTGTCGAGCGTCACACCGTACTTTTCGAACTGCGCGCTTACGTCGTCGATCTCGCGCTTGAGCTGTTCCGGGTGCTCGTTGAGCGCGGCCATCTTGTAGCGCAGGGTATCGATCTGCTGGCCGATGCTGTCGTACGACTGCTTCGACGAGGTCACGGCATCCTTCGCAGCGTTGACAGCCGTACGCTGGTCCTCGAAGGCCTGCTTCGAGTCATTCAGCTTGTTGACGAGGTAGACGACGCCGGCCGTTAGGCCTGCGATGGCCCCGAGCACAAGGCCGACCTGACCGCCCATCGCGGCGAGACCAGCTGCGGCTTCGAAACCCCCGAACGTCATGCCCGCGATGCCGCCGAGCAGCCCACCGACGTACTTCAGGCCGACCGCGAGCGCTCCGGTGCCGATCAACGTGCCGACCGTCTCCGTGACCCCCGCGTAGTTCTTCAGTGCGGTCTCGGCGCTCGACGTGAGGTCGAGCAGGTGCTTCAGGCCGTCGAGCAGTGGCGTGAAACCTTCGCCGACCAGGAGCGACGTCTGGTTCTTGAAGCGGTCGTACTGCGCGCCGAGCGTTTCCATCTGCTCGGCATTGGCGCGAACTGCGGCATCCGTGTGGTTGAGCGTCGACGAAAAGTCGTTCATCTCGGCCAGATTGCCCGAGAGCGCCGTGAAGGCCGATGCGCTGCGCGCCTCGAACGCCTGCATGGCGTCGGCGGCAGTGAATCCCGCGTCCTTCAGGTTTTTCAGCGCGCCATACAGACCTTGCGACTTGACGTTGATGTCTTCCTGCGTGAGACCCAGCTGATCCAGCGTCGCCTTGAACTTCTGGCTCGGCTTTTCGAGGTCGATCAACAGTTGACGCAGTCCACCACCGAGCGTCGCACCAGAGGCCGTACCAGTGTTCGTGATGGCCACTGTCGCCGACAGCATTTCCTTGAATGAGACACCAGCTTCGCTCGCGGTCTCACCAGCCGTTTCGATCGACGTCTTCAGCTTGTCCATCGTCAAGCGCGACGAGTTGACCGCCTGAGCGATCATGTTCGTAACCTGGACGGTATCGCTTGCCGAGATCTTGAACGCGCCGAGCGAGCCTGTGACGGTGTCAACCGTCTTGTTGAAGTCTTCGCCGGTTGCGGTGGCGAGGTCAGCCACACCACGCAGCGCGACGCCGAGCTGGTTGGTGGTGACGCCGGTCTCCGACAGGGCGGCAGCGGCCTTGGTCAGATCCGTGGCGCTGTACCGAGTCGCATTCGAGACAGTCTCGATGGTCGCGGCGAGCGAGGCGAGTTGAAGATCGGTCGCGGACGTGATCGTCTTCAGGTGCGCCAGCGCTTCTTCGTACTGGATCGTGTTCTGCAACGCCGACGAGAACGCGGTCTGTACACCACGGGTTACGCTGTAGTTGGCGAGGAGGGCGGTCTGCGTCAGCGCGATCGAGGCCCCACCGTCGCCAAAGGTCTGGCGATAGCGACGAGCGCGCGTGGCCGCATCCTGTTGATCCTGGTATTCCGGGCTTGAACGCAGGGCAGCGGCTTCCTGTTGCGCCGTGCGCTTTGCGTCTTCCACCTGCGCCGCGCGCAATTGACGCTCGAACGTTGCGTCTGCTTGCTGTTGGCGACGACGGTCCTCACGAATGGCGTTATCCCAGTCGTCGAGGAATTGCTTCTCCTTTGCCTTGTCGCGTCGGAGGTTTTCCAGGTGGGCGGCATCCCACTCGGAGTTGAAGCGAGCTTCCGCCGCCTTGTCCCGCTTCAGGTTTTCGAGATGCGCCGCGTTCCACGTCTTGTCGAACGCTGCCTCGGCGTCGCGCGTGCGTTTGTGATCCTCAACCTGCGCGGAGCGCAGTTGACGTTCGAACGCGACGTCAGCGCGTTGCGTGCGCTGACGGTCTTCGACGATGGCCTGATTCCATGCCTTCTCGATCGCGGCCTGCCGGCTGCGCTCCTCGGTCAGCGCGGCGGTCCAGTCCTTTTCGAGCTGCTTGCGCTCGTCGCTCAGGGTCTTCGCCGCCTCGCGCTCGGCGCGCTGCTGCGCGCCGACCGTCGCGCGCAGCGAGGTCGCGAGATCCGCCTTGTCGGCGCTCACGATCGCGAGCTGGGCCTGCGCGACGTCGACGTTCTGGCCGCTGTCCAGCGCGCGGCCGAGGCGCACGCGCGCGCCGCGCTCGCGCAGATCAATTTCCTGCTTCAGCTGGTCGAGACGCTGCTGACCATCGCGCATGTCGCGTTTGGCCGCGGCCTGCGTCGCGGTATCGCTGTCGACGATCGCTTGCTTGTAGCGCTGCTGGGCTTCGGTGATCCGCGCGGTGATCTCGTAGATCCGCGTTGCGGCGCTCATCTGCGACGTCGAGTATTCGCGGTTCGCCTCTTGGGCGACCTGAAGCTGTCTCTCAAGGAGGACGCGGCGCTCGGCCGCGGCGTTGAGCGCGGTCAGCTGTTCGAGCTGCGCGCGATTGTCGGAGCCGAAGAGCGCCTGCGAGCGCGTGCCTTGCACCAGTGCTTGGTTGATCTGCGCCTGTGGCCCGCCCGAGCGCACGGTAGCGAGCATGGTTCGCATGTCGCGCTGAAGGCCACCGATCGCGGCCAGGATGTTGGACTGACTCGGATCGGTGGAAGAGACACCGGGGATGGAGATCTGCTTCGCGATCCCACTGATGTCGTTGAGGCGCTTGAAGATCTCGGTGAGGAGGGTCGAGAGGGACTGCGCGTCCTGAAAGATCTTCGGACCAAGGGATAGGTCCAGTTGCCCTTGTTGTACTTGATTCTCGCCCGCCATTTATCGTTTCCCGAAGACTGCTGCCAACCGGCGTTGGGCGTCCGCGAAGTCTTTGGGCACGTTTTCTTGGGAGGATTCGGATGTGCTCGAAGCAGTCCCTGTGCCGAGGACTTCGGAGAGAAGGATCGCCAACGTCTGGAACTGTTGCACGTGGTTTGCTTGGCGTTCGCCGAGCTTCAACCGTGTGCGGATTTTAATGTCCTCGCGACTGTACTTCCAGAAAATAATAGGCAGTGCAGAAGGCACCGTTTCGAATGCCCAGCACACTGCCTCGCTGAAGGTGAGATCGCGGAACCAGTCCGTGTATGCGGTTAGCTTGCCGGGCTTTCGGCCAGCTCTTTCAGGGCCTTCAACCGGCTTTCCTTGTCCTTGTGCCCCATGACGATTCTCTCCATCGTCCGGACGAAAAAATCAGTTGCGTGCTGCGATACCCAATCGAGCAGACGTTCACCATCTTCGATGGACATCTCGATTCGATTGACGTTGATCGGCTTGACGACGTTACCTTCTTCGTCGCGATCGGAAAGCACGACCATCAAGGCGAAGTCGCGCAGTTGAGAGTTGGCGGTGACTTGCAACGCGCCTTGAGCATCGCCAATGCCACGGCAAAGTTCGTTGAGCAAGCCAAAGGACATGAACAAGCTCTTCTTCTCGCCGGCCAGGGTGATTTCGAGTTTGGCGGAAGGGGCTTGTCGCGTGGTGGTGGTCGACATGTTTCGGTTCCCTAATGAAAAATCCCCACGATTATGAGTCGCGGGGATTGGTGCTTCAAGGTTTTTCTCCGTACCGGATTGAACCTTAGTTTGCCGACGCCAGCATCGCTTGCCCGAACGGCAGGAAGTCGTCGTAGAACGGGTCCGTCGAGACCAGATCGTACGGCTGGAACTTGTACGGCAGGTTGCCGAACGCGTCGGTCTTGAACGCCAGCGTGAAGCCTCCCGTGATACGGATCTTCGGGATCAGCAGCGCAACCGGCGTGTTGTCGGCGAGGTTGCCGACCACCTTCGCGGCGAGGAACGGCTGGTTGGCCTTCGAGCCGATACCCACCACGTTCACCTTCTGGACCACCGTGCCGATCGGCAGCTGGTAGTCGAACTTCTGCGAGCTGACGACTTGCAGCGTCTTCGCCGTCGAGTCGATGGCCTTGACCTTGGCGACGAGCATCCGGTCGCTGTAACCCGGCACGACCGCTTGAATCCAGTCGCCGACTGCGAAGCCCGTGGCCGACGTGACGGGCAGCGTGTCCGCGCCCGCGGCGTTCGCCGGCACGTCGGCGTTCAGCGTGGTCTTGATCGTCGACGGGGTCAGCGCCGAGCCGTCGAGACCGAGGCCGTATGCGAGGTTCTTCGACGTGTGCTCGAACACTTCCATCGTGGCGGTCACGGGGTTGCCCGTCATCACCGAGTACACGACACTGTTCTTCACGCCCTGCGTCAGCTCGGTGTACGCCGGCTGGCCGCTGATCGTGAAGTTCTTCACGAGGCCGATCGAGTGCTCGTCGGGATTGAGGTTGAACAGGTCAGTTTGGGGGCCGATCATCACGGTGGCCGACCCCAGCATGAACTTTTCGGACTTTGCTTCACCAGCCATCGTTAGTTCTCCGGTTGAAAATTCTGGTGGGGCGATCGTACGTGTGATACCTTCGCGAATCAAAGGTTTTTATTGGTATATGGAGGAACCACACGATGGAGTTGGAAGAGCGCGAAGCCTTTACGGTACGCATCCCCGTCACGCTCGATCTTCAGATCAAGCAGCGCGCAAGGGTCAACCGTCGAACGCGGAATGCAGAGATTATCCACCTGCTTGAGACCGCGATCGACAGTGCCACGAGCGCCGATCAGAAGCTCATCACCAGCATTACGAAGAAAGATCCGCAGTAACTGTGGACGATGCCATGAACGCCACCCACTTCATGGATCGTCCCAACCCCCCACCTACAGGCAAGACGCGCACGCCGTTTTGCACCACCATCGTCCCCAGCTTATCCCCCTTCAACGCATCGAGCACGTCGATCGACTTCGTCGGCAGCAGCCTTTGAACCACTGCGCTCATCACTCGTGTCAGATTGAAGTCGTTCGTGTCATTCTCGGTCGCGACGCCGATGACGGCGGATACCGTCGTCAGGTGTTCGTCGAAGTCGAGCGAATACTGGGCGACTCCGATCAGGTTTCCGGCCGGTAGCTTGTCATAGTCGTGATACGAGTCGAAGAAGACTGGTTGAAGCTGTACGCCCGTCGAGGCCTGAAGGCTGGTCGCCTGATCTGCGCAGAATCGCAGGAGACTCGACAGGTGATCGCCGTAGAGGTTTTCGCTTTTCATAGGTATGGTTCAACTGCTCGGTTGATGATCGGAAAGATCATGTTCTGCTGATACCAGAGGATGTAGGCGCTCACCAGTGGGCGGTACGCCCCGCGCCGGTTGTTCGTCAACTTCGCGGCGAGGTTGTTTGTCTCGGGCAGGAACTGCTCGACCATGTTGGCGATCATCACGTTCATGTTGTCGAGCTTCGGGAGCCAGTCCACTACGATGCGAACGGTGTCGGAGGGGCGGCTGTAATATCGCCCACCCACCTTGACCCCATTGCGCATCGTCCCAGCGGGATAGCGGCCGAGACCCTGCATGCGCGTCGCGTCGATCGTCACCTTGACCTCGCCGAAATACTGCGACGGGTTGCCGAGACGCATCAACTCGTTACGCAGGGAGTTCTTCATCTGCTTGGCGTCGCCGATGTGCTTACGGCGCATGCGACGCGACTCAGGACTGTTCTTCACCCGGCGCGGAAGGACGCTGTACTGGAAATAGTCGACGTGATCGTTTTTCTCGTAGTGGAGATAGAAATACGTCAGCTCGTTCCAGTGGACTCCGACTTCATCGAGCCATAGCGGTGGTTCGGACGAGCCGATAGAACCTGTCCCGACGAGATCGACGAAGAAGGAGTCCAGCTTCTTCGTGATCTCGTCCTTGATCTTCAGCGAAACCTTGTCGGCATAGTCGGCAAGGCTGTTCGTGACGTTCTGGAAGATGAAGTTCTGGACGAACTGCATCACGCTGTCCTGAACAGCCTTGACGTCGGCCATTATTCAGCCTCGGCGACGGTGACACCCAGCTCGAACTTCACATTCGAGATGCGATAGTTGTTCGGCCCGATCAGGTCGCCCTCTTGCAGCGGGAACCCGGTGATGATGCGATAGCGCTGACGCTTGGAGTTGCTCACGTCAGTGGTCTGGCCGAGCGGGCGCACGTCGTACCACGTCTTTCCGATCGTCGACATCGCGTCGTTGCGCGCGAATCCAGACACAGGGTCGGTCTGGTGCGAAATTCGTTGAACATCCCCATTGAACGGGAGATGAAACATGCGGAAGATCGCATCGTTGGCCGTGCGGCTGAAATCGCCGAGCACATAGTAGAAGCCGAGGTCGTTGACGGTGTCGCCAGGGTTGGCGACAGAGCCGCGGCGCACGTGAAGCATGCGCTGCGGCGTCGTGAACTGCTCTGACGACGACTTCGCGGACGGCGAGGACACGATGCCGTACACCTTGGCGTTGCCTCGCGACACGTTCACGAGGATTCGGGTGAGCTGCGGTAGAGTGGTCATGACTAGCCTGTCACCGGGTCGGTGGGGGAGGAGACCACGAAGATCGTCGGCGTCACGGCGACGGTTCGGGCCAGTGTGTCGCTCAGCTGCGCGAGGCTCGCGCCGAGCTGAGTTGTGAGGTCTTCCTTCAGCTTGTCGAGGTCGACCCAGTCCCAGCGGGAGAAGTTCGAGTTCTCAACCTGCTTCGACTGCACGAGCCGCAGCTGGAAGGATGGCAGCGCATCGATCGCGGCGCGCGCCGCGAGCGCGCGGTTCGCGGCCGAGCGCGTACGACTGTCGCCGACCACGAGGGCGTTCGTGAAGTCCGTGCCGTAGTCGGCACGCAGCGAGTAGTACGCCGGGATCAGCTCGATCGCCTCGTCGGGCAGCTCGTCGACGGAAACCCCCATCAGACCGCGTACAGCGTCCGCATCGGCGCTCATCGGGATGAAGGGGTGCAGACCATAGGCCACCTGCTGCTGACGGCTCTGGCCCGACGTCTTGAAGGCGAGGGATACGAACCGGGTCTCGGTGTCGTTTCCCGCTGCGATGCCGTTCACGCTCGCCGGCAGCAGGAGGTGGGCGGTCGTGCCCGGTACGTCGAGCGCCGCGTGGTCCAGACCGGCCAGGACAGCGCCGCTCTGGTCACGCACGGTGTACGTCACGGAGCCGGCATCGGGCTGGACCTGGACGCCACCGGCCATCAGCTCGACTTCGAAGGTGAGGTCTTCACCAGCCTGGAACCACTGCATGGCGCGTCTCCTTACGAGCGGCGACGACGGGTGGTTGCCGGCGCGGCGTCTTCACCTGCCTCGGTCGGCTCGGCGTCGATGCCGTACACGGCCAGGAACGATTCGTTGGCCACGTCGAAGTCGCCATCCGCTTCCTTCAGGAAGCGGACGTATTCGGCGTCGGTGGCCTCGGGCTTCAGCTCCGCGACGATCTCAACCTGATTCAGACCGACACGAGTGTTGATGAACGGGGTTTGACGAACGACCGAGGGGCGGAACGCGTCCAGCTCGTCGCCGCTCATGCCGTCGAGCAACATGAACTTGCCGGTGGTGTGTGCGAGGATCTTTTTCATCTTCATCATCTATCCATGAAAGGGCATAAAAAAGCCCGCCCGAGATGGGCGGGCTTTCAGGCGCTCAACCGCAGGCCTTACGCGGTCACGTCGAGGACTTGGCGCGTGTCCGGGAATGCCAGCTTGTAGCCGGTGTTTTCCGTACGCACGTAGGTGATCGACTGGTTCAGGATCGAACGCTCGTTTTCCGAGATGTTCGAGCCGGCTTCGATCAGCTCTTCCAGCGTTTCAGCCTTCGTGAAGCCGACCAGCTTGCCTTCCGGCACGGCCGACGACAGGTGGAAGTTCACCGACTGGTTGAGGATCGGCACCTGCGTGTTGATCTTCGGCGTACCCTGCGCGACCAGCGCCTCGATGTCGGTCGCATGCGCGCCCGAGATGCCCGTCACCGGCTGGAACATGAACAGCAGCTCCACGAACATGTCGTAGTTGCCGATGATCGTGTCGATCGGGTAGCCGGCCTTCGCGCGTGCCATGAGCCACTTCGCGAGCGCCTTGTAGTTCGACGAGAACGCCTTGCTCGCGTCGCCGCCGAAATCCGACACCTTGACCACGCCGGCTGCGCCGTTGACGCCGTCGCCGTTGATCAGGATGGCCGTCGCGGCACGCACCTTCGAGATCTCCAGCTCGCGGCCGACGCGCGCTGCAAACGGCGTCATGATGTCGAGCGAAGCGCGGCGGTTGAATTCGTACGAGGTACGGTAGCCCGAGCCGTGCTTGAAGATGCCGACCGTCTGTTGCGACGTGCGGATCGTGCGAACCGGGATGCGGCCCAGTTCCGGGATCGTGTGCGTCGTGCGCTCGTTCGAGTCGTCTTCGACGAACGTCGAGATCATCTCGGTGCCGTTGATCGTGCGCGACTGCGCGACGAGCGGAGCGACCTGTTCGATCTGGTCCTGGCGGTTCTTCCAGCGCAGAATGTCGTCCATGACTTCCGGGAACATCGCGCGGGTGCCCGGATACGTCTGGAACGTTTCCGAAGCGGCTTGCAGCAGGACGCCTTGCGACAAGTCCTGACGCACCGGCAGGTTGAGGTAGGCCAGGGCGGCTTCGTAGCCGTTCAGGCCCTCGTAGCGGCCGGCGTCGTCGGCACGGCGCGGGTCGATCGCGAGCGTGAGGTAGTCACGCAGGTTGAGGCCCGAGTCTGCGGCGAGGCGCACGAGGCGCTGGCCAGCGTTGATCGAGCGCTGGACGTCGGTGGTGTCGTCCGGTTTGAGGCCGGCGAGAACTTCCGCGGGTGCGCGGCGTTCGATGTCGATCAGATCTGCCATGTTTTGATCCGTTGTCAGTTGTTTTTGAACCCCCGTCGGCCCGGTGGTGGGCGGAACTGACGGGGGCTTTGCAGCACTTCCAGCAGATGACCCCGGTGGTGGGCGAGGTCATCTGCCGCCGTTCTTTACAGCTCGATGGCGACCACGTTGCCGCTGGCCAGCACTTCGACGACGCACCACGGCGAGTAGCCGCCGAAGGCGTCCTTCGCGGGGTCGGCCTTGCGAACCGTGCCGCCGCCACCGCCGACGAGGCGATCACCCGGCGTCGCGGCGTAGCCCGCCTTGACCGGGAAGTCGAGACCGCCTTCCAGCGAGACCGTGCCGACGTTCAGGCCTTCGGTCACGCGGTTTTCGATCGTTTCGAGTCGGCCGGCCAGCAGGTCGCCGTCGCCTGCCAGCTTCACCGTGTTCGGCGCGGTCGGGTCGATCGACACGGCCTTGCCTTCATCCTGGCCTTTCTTGATGCCTGCGGCCAGGTTGAAGGCGTACTGCGAATCCTCATCGTAGATACCACGAAGGGAGACGCCGTTACCGATAGCGTTGCTCATGAATTACTCTCTCGTGTTGCGGGTTCGCTTAACGCGGCGCGGACTTGAACGCGCTCGACGCGTGAAGCGTCGTCCCCTTCGTTGCACCAGTGCCAGTCTCGGAACCTTGCGAGCGGCCGCCGTTGCCAGCGCCCGCCTTCAGGACTTCAACCTGCGCTTCTGCGGTTGCGAGCTTCGCCTTCAGATCGGCGACCTCGGTTTCAGCAGTCTTTGCCGAAGCTTCCAGCTCCGTCACCTTCGCTTGCGCCTCGGCCAGCGAGGTTTGCGCGGCCTTCAGCTCCGTGCCTTCCTTCAGCGTCTTGTTCTCGGTGCTCAACGCCTCGTTGGTCGTCTTGAGCGCCGCGATTTCCGCGTCTTTCAGCGAAATCGTGTGTTCGTGGATCTTCTGGCCAGCCTTCAGGTTGGCCAGTTCTTCGATCAGTTCCTTATCCATCTTCTTCGGACTCCGAGGGGATGTGGTGGTGGTGGCAATCAGCATCAAATGCTCGGGTGCGACGCCCGAAGCTGCCAAGCGGTCGTACTGCTCTTGGCCGAGCCGCTGCTTTGTGCGGCCCAAAATCTTTGCGTTGTTCGCCGCGCCTTTCGACACGAGCGACGTTTCGGTCCATCGATCCAGCCCGTTGATCTTCAGATACGCGCCGTCTTCGCCGAGCACGTGGTCATTCCCGCACACGCGGTCGTAGAAGTTCGAGAAGCTGGCCTCGGGACCACGCCAGTCCCAGCTGCACTTCGAACAGAGCAGCTGTTGACCGACAAACCCGACGCTGACCTCGTCGATGATCCCGTTTTCGAGCTTCGGGACATTCGAGTCGTCTTTCGGCAGGTAGAAGAGGCAGACCAGTTCGCTCGATCCGTCGCCGAGCGTCGACGGGAGGACTTCGCCGTAGAAGAAACGACCGAGGGGGAGTTCGTCTCCGTTCGGGTGAAGGGTCTGGAGGGGGACGAAGCCGCCACTGTTGAGGTAGCTGGCCATCTGGTTGAGCGTGTCAACCTGGATCTGGCCTTTGTCGAAAATTGAACCGGGCTTCGTCAACGGGCGCGTGTTAGTGACCGAGGCTTCGAACACGACGATCGCGTTGAAGTCGACCTGATCACCCCCGGTGTTGCGGGTGATCAGATTCTGAATTCTCGGTGTGATCGGAACGCTCTTAGCCATACCAGTGTGGTGCTTTTCATGCTGCCCGGTGAATGTAGCCCGTATTATTTCGACCAGCTAAACGAGAGTCAAAGAGTTTTTAGGGCTTCACCGCGTTACTCGCTGCCGACTTCGAACCTTTCGACGAAAGCGATCGGCCGAGCGGGTCGGAGTTAGGGCTGACCTTGCTGACATCCGGACCATGCGGGCCGTTCGTCTTTCCCGAACCTCCCCCAGCACCACCCGCGTTCGGTTGGTCAAGGTTATCCTGAGCGGTCAAGACCTGGACGTTCGTTCCCGGCATGAAGTTCGTACCACTGAGGATCGGGGCCGAGTCGGGACGGATGCGGCCGTACATCTCAAGGTGGTACTCGTCGTCGTCGATGATGCCCAGCGACAGGTCAGCCTTCAGGCGCGACGCGCGCATCGTGAGCTGCGGTTCCAGCTCGGTCAGCGGGCGCATCTCGGCGGGGCGGAACTTGCATACCACGCGGGACTGCGAGCCTTGCAGGCGAATTGCGAGCGTCAACATGTCCGAGAACAGGTCAGCGATCGGCTGGTTGATCTCTTCGGCCGTCATGCTGAAGAGACGTGCTTCGACCGAGGCCGTGTTCACGCCAGCGTTGCCTCGTCCGAGAATCGTCCCCATCGTGCGCAGACCGGCTTGGTTCTGCGCGTTCAGCGTTTCGATGATCGACGAGATGTCGATACCCATCCCAGGTGCCTTGTCGTTGATCATCTTGACCTCCGACGAGTCAGTATGGATGAACGCCTGATCCGGTCGGATGTTCGCGATCTGGCCGCTGATCCCGTTGAGCACGCTCGCGACGTACTGCTGCAACTTGACGGGGTTGGCTTTCGTGTCGAGCGGTGCATTGCGCGTGATGACGTCTTCCAGCACCTTCACTTCGAGACGAGGGTAGCCGGTCAGCTGCATGATCCGGTACAGGTCGTTGATCACCTGCTGCCGGCCGGCGATCGTGTTGATCGCGGACACAAACGGCGAGTAGGTGTAGATCGTCGTCGGGTCACGCCGGAAGAACTTGCAGAAGAACGTCGGGATCGTCAGGTCGATGGTGTCGCCGGCCGACGTGCGCTGCTCAGGCGTGAAGACGCCCGGTTGAGGTTCGATCCACCAGAGGGTCTTCGGGTCGAGCATGCGGAACTCGGTCGGCACGAAGGTCTTGTCGAGCACCATTTCGCACGGCAGCGATCCGCCGGCGAGGATCATGTACCGGAAGTTCTCGGCCAGCTCCTTGAACGACGGCCTGAAGTCGAAGCCCTTGGAGTAGTCGTTGCGAACCTCGTAGCCTTGCATTACCGCGTTGAGGATCTTCTGGCCGTCACGGTCGATCATCCCGTTCACGTCATAGACGACTGCCATCAGGTCGGTGTTGGCCACGGTCAGATAGGCGTTGGCTGCGGCCGACACGTCCGGGTCCTGGACGAGCAGGGTCTTGATCAGGGCGCGCGAATCGTTCGCCGTGCGCGAGCTGAAGATGTCGGTCAGGTGCTCGCGATACGTCGGCATCGTGAGCAGCTGAGTCGGCGCGCTCGGGTTATAAGTACCCGGCATCGACATGCCGCCCTTCGCAGAGCGGCGTGGCAGGATAATGGAGAGCGCCGCGCCGAGCGCCCCGCCAATGCCCTTAGAAGAAGACTTGGGGGTGGTGGTCGTTGCCATAGATCAAGTTGCCAGTGGTGTGTTTGGTATTGGCCAGCGTGAGTTGACTGGTCTCGTTCATGCCCACGGTCGCGCCGACGATCTGGATGACACTGCGCGTTTCCGTGTTGAAGAGCGCGGATGCGTTGGTGGTGTGCAGCTTCACGGCAGACAACATGAAGCCCAGCGCGTGGAAGAAGTGATCGTTGCCGTTCAGCTTCTTCCATTCCGCTTCTTTCTCAGGTTCCTCATTGCGAACCATGTCTTTCAGGTGCTCAACGATCGCCGATCGATGCGTCCCGTATCCGGAGAACTTGATCTTGCGCAGCCGGATGGCGCGGGCCACTTCGTCGAGCAGGAGCGTCCGGTTGGACTGCATGTGCGTGATCTCGCCAGCAGGGTCCTTGACGAGATTGATTTCCTTGGAGCCACGGTACTCGTTCGGCAGGACACGGCGATGCGACACGTCGCGCACCGCCTCGGCGGTCGGCGTGTACGGGTGACGGTCACAACCACCGGCAACGATGCGGTACGTGGTCAGGATGCGCGCGATCTCCTCCAGCAAGCGGCCGACCGGCACGGTCAGGAACTCGACCACGTGGATCGACGACACGTCGTAGCCCTCGCCGACGACGATGTGGCAGGTCTGGCCGATGTCGATGCCGATCCACGCCGGCATCGTGTTGCTCGACGGACGGACCAGCTGGAATTCGGTGAAAGCCGCGTTGATGTCCGCGTCGTTCAGACGCTGGTCGCCCCCGGTGTGGGAGCGCCCGAGCACGGTGTTGTACCAGCCGCGGATGAAGTCCTTGCGCTTGTAGATGAAGAGCTGCCGCAGGATGTACTTCGGCGGCAGGCGCTCGGTCGAGAAGGCGCGCACGCGGTAGCCGCGCGCGTGCTTGCGCTGGGGGTACTTCGGCACCCATGCGCGGCGCTCGTGGTCGCCAAGGTTCAGCGGCGCACCGCAGTGCTCGCAGTGGATCGAGACGGCGTCGAGGTCGACCGTGCCGGCGTCGATCATCGCCTCTTCGATCTCCTCGAAGTCGAGACTGTCGGGAAGGCCAGGGATTCGGACGAACGGGCGCTCGAAGTCGGGCACCTGCCAGTGGTTGCAGCAGGCGCACTTCAACATGTACTCGTGCTGGTCGCTGACCTTGTACGTCTGGTCGATGCCATAGTCCTGGAAGGTCGGCGTCGAAAACCGGTGGTTCAGCTTCCAGTCGGAGCCTTGAAGTCGCGAGTTGAAGAGGGCAAGCATCGACTGATCGGTCAAGTCCACTTCGTCGTTCACGACCATGTCTGCGGAGATGGACGTCGCGGCCCCTTCGCCAGCGGCCGTGAGGTAGAGGAAGCTCTTGCCGACCTGAATGATCTCTTTCGTGCGCGTCGGCTTCTTGCCGCCGAGCGATTCGAGGTTGAATGCGTGCTCCTCGTCGACGAGCGGGCGAACGCGGCCGACCGAGATCCGCTCCATCATGGCCTCGTCGGGCAGCGTGTAGATGACGTTCACGCCACGGTTTCGAGCGATGAACGCGAGCACCTTGCGGATCTGCACTTCGGTCAGACCGACCTGCGACGGCTTGATGCAGTCGAGGTTGTCGTGCATGTCGTCTGCGATCTGCTTCTGGAACGGATAGCGCTTGAACGAGAAGGCCCTGTCGTTGTGCGTGGTGTTTTCGCAGATCCAGTCGCCATAGGTCATCGACGCGCGGTCCTTCGACCAGCGGTTCGCGGCGCGTTCGTAGAGCTGTTGGAGATACTGGTTTGACATAGGGATGATTCGGCCATCTAAGCAGGCGCTATTCTCACGCGGCCGGTCATCGGAGCACAAAGAAAATCTGCTGAACGTGGCTGTTGTTGTCCCTTTCAGCGGCTTCAGATGATAGAGGCGAACGTTTATCAGATAGATGTCGTGATTTCCATTCTGCGCGGAGAGGCTGGCCGGTATTCTTGCACTCCTCTTCAGCGAGAACCCTATGAGCAACGACTTTCACTACCCGGTCATTACCGATCATGTCGAGTGGTCGATCAAGATGATCATTACCTTGGCCACGGAGAACGCCGCCTACCTCGACGACGAAGCATGCCCTTACGGTGCTGACTTCAAGAAAGTGATCTCGAACCTGACTCAGCGTCGGGTTCAACCCGAGCAAAAGAAGGTTGACATAGCGGATTTCGAGATCACCGAGGACCAGATCGATTCGAGCCTCGACATCGACCTGTATCGAGTCTTCACCGATCTGAAGAACTACGGCAAGACCATCCCTCAATCCGACCAGACGGAGCGCATGGCGTACTTCCGCACGGCGACCAGTCTTCTCGAACGTCTGGTGACAGCTCGTGAGCGCGCGCTGGGGATCAAGCAGATCCGCGACTTCCAGGACACCGTCCTGAGCATCATGGAAGAGTGCATGTCGCCGGATCAGCGCACCGAGGTCATGGAACGCCTGCGCAGCGCAATCACCACTCGTCGTTCCGACGATGACGCTGCGTCCACCACCACACAAGAGTCTTCGAATGAGAATTGAACGTCAACCGATCTTTGCGCAGACCGCACCCCGGTACTACGCGAAGGGCCTGCCCGTCATCCCTCTTTACCCCGAAGAGAAGAAGCCGATCCCGAACGACTGGTCGCGTTACTTTGATCATCCGGTCGAGCCTGAGCAACAGCAGGCGTGGATCGAGCAGTGCCCGACGTCGAATATCGGCATCGTGCTCGGCCCGCAGTCAGGCATCGTCATGATGGACATCGACACGGTCGACCAGCGGCTGACGTCGATCATCCAGAGCCTGCTGCCGGCCTCGCCGTGGTGCCGTATCGGCAAGAAGGGGATGATGCTCGCGTTCAAGTACACGGGCCTGAAGACCTTCCGTATCAAGAACACGTCGGGCGAGACGATCTGCGAAATGTTGTCGGCTCGCACGCAATCCGTGTTGCCGCCGTCGATCCACCCGGACACGAAGCGCCCGTACGAGGCGAACTGCGATCTGGTGGACGTCGTCCACATGCTGCCGGCGCTCGATCCGCAGATCGAGTCGATGCTGCGCGCCGCGTTGCAGGAAGCCGGCGTCGAGCTGTCGCACTCGGGTTGGACGCGCGTGGTCGATTTTGCGTCGGCCGGCTCGCGCGACACGTCGCTGACGGAGCGCGCAGGCCTGTTCGCGTACGCGGTCATGCGTGGCGATCGCTCGTTGAAGGAAGCCATTGGCATGCTTCAGGCGTACGCGGCCGACTTCGTGGAGAACGTGGCGGGTGATCCGATCGACGTCGACAAGCACATCAAGAACATGATCAAGTTCCTGCACCGTGACGTCTACGACAAGCAGAAGGTGCTGCCGAGCGGTTGGGACGAAGGTCTGACCGATGAAGAGAAGCAGGCGTACAGCCTCGACTTCACGAAAGAGCAGGAAGAGTGGGGTTTCGATGATCTCAAGCAGTTCCTCCTGGACGAATTCGAGCGTTTTCCGAAGGATTCGCCGCAGCGCAGCCAGTCGATCGACAAGGCGCTGCACAAGGTGGCCACGACGTCGAGCCTCAACAAGCTCGAAGAGGACCGTATCCTCGACTTCATTTCGACGTCGGGTGGCATGGGTCTGAAGCTTTCCTCGCTCAAGGCGCGCATCAAAGAGCTGCGTATGGGTGAGATCAAGGGTCAAGATCAGTCGGAAGTGGCGCGCGCCGTCATCAAAGACCTCGAACAGATGTTCCCCGTGCGCGCGCACAACGGCTTTCTCTGGAAGTGGGCGGGTTCGCACTGGGAAAAGCTCGACGACAACTACGTGCTGTCGAAGATCTCGTCCGACTATGGCCATCTGACTGCGTGCAAGAAGTTCAACGACATCCGCGGCATCCACAACCTGATGAAGACCATCTTGCCGCAGGGTATTCGTACGCTCGACGTGCGAGGCGTAAACTTCGCGAACGGTTTCCTCACGGAAGACCTGAAGCTGCTTAATCACGACCCCGGCTACGGCATGATTTACACGTTGCCGTTCCGTTACCTTCCGGAAATCGCGGGTAACTGCCCGATGTTCTTCGAATTCCTGAAGAAAAGTTGGGGTGAAGACGAGGACTACCAGCAGAAGCTCGATGCCATTCAAGAGGCGCTGGCCGTCACGTTGTTTGGTCTCGGCCCGCGTTTCCAGCGCGCCGTGCTGCTTCAAGGTGCGCCGAAGTCGGGGAAGAGCCAGTTGCTGAAGATCGCGCAGTCGCTCGTGCCCGACAACGCGCGCGCTGCGGTGCCGCCGAACGAATGGGCCGACAAGTTCCTGCCGACGCAGATGTTCGAGAAGATCATCAACGTTGCAGGCGAGCTGAGCGAGAAGAAACTGGTCGACGGACAGCGCTTCAAGGACATTATCGACGGTGCGGAGATGTCGGGGCAGATGAAGGGTGGCCAGATCTTCCGTTTCCGGCCGATCTGTACGCACTGGTTCGCGTCGAACCACTATCCGCGCACGGAGGACACGTCCGAAGGCTTCAACCGTCGCTGGCTCGTGCTTCAGTTCAACCGGCCCGTAAAGGCCTCGGAGCGCCGCCTGGACCTCGGGGATGTGATCGTGGTCGAGGAGCGTGAAGCGATCGTAGCGTGGGCCGTGCAATCGATGAGTCGGTTGAAGGCGCACAACGAGTTCACGTTGCCCGATTCGCATAAGCAGACCATGCGTGAAGTCGCCAACCTCAACAACAGCGTCCGGTTTTTTCTCACGGAGAGTGGCAAGGTGCGGATGGGCGCTCTCCAACCGGAGGCATCCGCTGGGTCGAAGAGTTCAGCCCCCATCTCGGTGGTGGAAACGAAGCTCTATCAGACATACTGGTCCTTCTGCGTAGGGCCGGGAAGTGCCAAGCCTGTTGGATCGACGCAGTTCAGAGCCAAGATGCGGGAATTGGCTACCGAGTTCGGATTCAAGCTTACGATCAGAAACACGGAGCTGGGGGGACAGGAGATTCAGTACGAAAACCTCACACTTGTGGGATCGTCGGGTTCGCCGAGTACATCGACGGCCCATTCTGGCGCGAAGCCCATCGCCGCTTGATGCTTAGCATGTACAACCGCGAAGAGAACTATTAGAAACGCGAGTACGAAAAAAAATCGCCCCGAGGGTAGCTAATCCACGGGGCGATCTAACAGCTAACATTGATCAAAACATGTCCCTGAAGGGGACGACAGTGAGGCTGGCCACCTCAACTGCCTAGACAAGTCTCTCAACCTGTCATGCTTGACTCACCACCACAGATCATCAAGCACTTGTAAGACTTTACCTGTCTCAACCTCCCTTTGCAAGTCCCTTTCGACTCATCAATAGAGGTTTTAACAATTCATCTGTACTTACTCCTCTGTTAAGTGGGCTATGCAGTACGACTTTGGCGGAAAGGTACATCTGGTGAGCCTCTTCGGGCGTTGAGAACGTGCCCAAGTGGATAGCCTTGTCTCGAAAAATAGTCGCCCTGTAGTTGCCTGACTTAGTGACGACGACCCCTGGTAGAGATTCTTTCGCGATAGAAATGTTACTTTCAGTTACAGCTTGAGCGGGGTCAAACAAGTTTTCAATTCTGTTGTTTTGCTTGTCATTGTCGCGATGCTTAACTTGACCGGTGGGCCAGTAGCCACAGGCTAAGGCCCATACCAGGTGATGCTCGTAGACGACCAGTCCCTTGAAAACTACCTGCCGAAAGCCTGACGCCTTGTGTAAGGAACTAGCGACTTTTCCGGCTGATCTCGGTCCTCTAGCGCTGTTTGTCAGTCGAATGACACGACCCGCCTCGGGATCGTACCCGAAGTGCTCACGCGCCATCTCGACCGTGAAATCCTGGCGCTTCAGCTTCTCTTTCTCCATCGTCATCTCGTCGTCATGTGAGTGTGCCGCACGATCACAGTGGGCAAGCACACCTGCGGTGCATCAATCAAGAAAAATCGGGTTGGTCTAGACCGTTCGGAGTCCGACCGTCGTATGTAGGCGTTGTCGGCGCTGCAACAGTCGCCTCAATTATTGCGATCCCACCCCATCTAACCGCCGTCGCTCGACCGTGTCCCTGTCCGCGGGGCGGGGGCGGTAGCGTGAGAAGTATAAAGCATACTATGGTTGTAAAATCGAAAAATTCAAAATGACCGGCCCTACCATAGTCGCAACCGCAGCGCAACTAGCCCGCTTAAAATCATAGTATCCTTATAACCGTGGTAGATGCAGTGACGCAGCGACCACGGGGCAAGCGCCCCGTGCGCGCTGGGGGAGACGTGCGCCTTGTGCACACGTAAGCCCCAAAGGTTCAACGTTGAACCTTTCGCAAGGCAGGTAAGCGAAAGGTGCAAGTTGAACCAAAGCAAACGGCGCAATCCCGCGCAATTCGCAAACCTACGTTTAGGGGTACTGACATGGCAGACTTTCAAATCGCAACCGGCGCGGCAAGCTACGCTGCTAAGGAAATCATCGGCACGGAACGCAGCGCAATCACGCGCGCTTACTCGGCAATCGTTGCGCTTTGCCTGCGTGACGACAATCACGGCGCGCGCGGCTATGCGGCCCGCCTGATTGACGTTCTGAGCGAGCAAATCGCCGAGCAGCGCGCCGGTAAAAAATGGGCGGAAATGGGCGCGGCCGATCGCGTAAGCGCCACGCGTGCCGCGTTTCCGACCGCGAAACGCTACGCGGAAAAATCGGTCGGCATTGCCAAGCAAGCGGCGGACAAGGGCGCACCCGTAACCGAGATCGCGAACGCGGAAAAAGACGACGAAGCGGCGGCGATCGTGCGCGCATGGTTGCTCGGCATGGGCTGCACGTCGCAAGACGCGCTGTTTGCCGCGTTCGGGTTCGCAAAAGCGGCCGGAAATCGCGAGCCGAAAGCGGCAACCGCGAAAACGCCGTCAGCAGTGACGAACGCGACGCCTGAAGCGCCCGCGAGCGACGCACAACCGGCAGAAACGCCCGCCGCTGAGGCACCCGCGCCGGATAACCGCAGTGTCGCGGATGTTTCGCGCGAAAACGCGGCGCGTTTCGCTGAATCCGTGCGCGCCGTGATGGCGGGTATGTCCGATGCGGATCGGCAATTCTTCGCGCAAACCATTCTCGCCGACGTACAGGCAGCAGCAGCCCTTAATGTGGCAGTCGCTGAGGCTGAAGCGGTAGCGGCATAAGTCAACCGCGCCCGGTTGCCAGACCGGGCGTGTTTGAACGGCTCGCGCGTGGTGGCGTGAGTCGTTCCTTTTTATTCCCCCTATAGGGGCCGGCGCTACCGTTCATGCGCCGGCTCCTGGGACATCTTCGCATCCACGAATCCGGTCATGCCTCTGCGGCAGGCGTAGTAGCGCCCAATAGGCGGCTTGACCCGAAAACTGGATCAAAAGTGCAAGTTGAACCTTCCGGAGAATTCCGATGCGCTACCTTGACCCGACGATCAGCAATTACTCGAAGGCGATTTCGAGCGGTCTCGAAACGCAGCGCCAGTATTACCGCGCGTTTTGCTTCGATCAGCAGCATGGCGAGCGCGCCGAGCGGCTGGCGTGCATTGCGATGATCCGCGCCAATCTCCCGGAGGAGGAGTGGCCCGAGTTCGCGCGCGAACCCGCTACCGCGCCTGCGGCTGAAGCGGTAGCGCGGCCCATGACGCGCAAGCGCCGCCGCGCGGCGGAGGCGCGATACGTGCGCGAGCAACAGATTCAGGAGACGCGGCTGGACCTGAGCCGGCTCGTCGACGCGTGGGGCGCGAATGTGCGCGATGGTGCGACGCTGCGCGCGATCCGCGGAGGGCGCTGACATGGTCGCAGGAGCGGTAGCGGTAGCGGGCGTGGTAGCGCTGCTCGTGTGGGGCGCGCTCGATCGCTGGGAAGTGCGGCGCGTGGAAAGGTTCAACTTGAACCGAAATGGTTAATGAATGGCAATGCCGCGTCAGGCGAGACGCGCCCATTTATCTGATAGTTGGAGGGGGCGAATTAGCGGGAGCGGTAGCGAATGTGCGGAGCGTAACCCGGTTCGGAAACTATGTTGTTTCCATACAACATATTTTTCCTTGCCCCTTTCGGCGCTACCGCCCCCACTCCCGGACCATTGGCGTTGATGGCCAGGAGGGTTTGCAAAGCGCAGCGGCAACTATCTGATAGTTGTTTTGACTTTGTTTCTAGAATCAAGGACTTAGCAATATAACTTATCTTCTTTTTCTCTTTCACTTTCCCGTTCCCAAGAAGAAAAAGGAGGGACAAGGATGAGCGCCAAAGTCGACTTCATTGCGAAATCGCATCTATCTGATAGTTCTAGTTTTATATAAAGAATGAATCAGACGTCCATCCTTGTCCCCCCTGTTTCAGCGAATTCTGGCCGATTCGCGATTCCGATCCATCTATACGATAGTTGCTCACCACCATGAAAAATCCGTCCGTAAACCCGATATGCTTGTCCCCCTCGCAGCAAATCATCGAGACCGCGCGGCGTAACGCGCTGCTCGCTACCGCTCCAGCTCGTGCTCTTGCTCCAGCTCGTGCTCCTGTAGCGTGCCGCGCGCTCGTGCTCCACGCTACCGCTCCAGCTCTTGCTCCGCGAAACGTGCAACTTGCACCTTCGCTGCACGACGCCCGAGCCTATGTGCGGACAACGACCGTCTCGACGAGTCGCACCATCAACGGCTGGAACGTGAAGGTGCAGCTCACCGCTCGCGAGCTGGCAACCGCGGATTCCGCCGATCGCACCATCGGCAGACTGTGCGCCCTGATCGCCGGGATTCTGGCCATGATCGGGATCTGGACGCACATCTTCGGCTGAATCCACGGGCCAGACCGTTTTTCCAGGCATAGGCGGGCCTTGCGGGACCTCCCGAATACCCACCTAGCCAAAGACAACGCCAGCGGCTTATAGCGCCTCTGGCACAACCCTTCCGAAAGGACTCATGAGCACCACCACCATGCCGCTTTATGCTGCGATCGCATCCCTGCGCGCAACGATCGAGCGCTGCACCGCCGCTGACACGCAGCACCCATTCCTTCCCATTCACGAAGCACGCCTCGGAAAGCTGCTCGACATGCTTCCTTCAGGCTCAGGCATTGATTCGGGCACCAAACTTCTCGAAGACGAGTGCAAGAGCAACAAGCTGGTATTTCAAGCTGATTTTCACCACATGAACGAACATGGGATGTACGACGGCTGGTCGGAACACCACGTGATCGTCACACCATCGCTGGAAACGGGGGCTGTCATCCGGATCACGGGTCGTAACCGGAACGGCATCAAGGACTATTTGCACGACGTGTTTCATCACGCGCTGTTTGACGAAGTCGACCCTTACTCGATTGGTTCAACTTGAACCATCGCCTGAGAACCAACAAGAAGAATCAAGAAAGACCATGAACGCAATCTACTCCGAAGCGCCCCAGCTGTTTGATGCAATCGATGAGCTGTTCAAGTCGCGTGAAGACGTCGATGCGCAGGACATTCGACCCATTTTGACCCTGTTCGCGGACTGACATAGATCAGCCTGAACCCCTGAAGAGAACCCACCACCATGAGAACGATCAAGACGTACGAGACGGCCGATGGCCGGCAATTCAGCGACTACACCGAGGCACTGAGCCACGAAGTGAACGTGGCATTGCCCGACAACCTGGCTCAGATCATCAACGACGCGTATGCCAACGCCTCGTGCGGCGTTGCGTTGCAGGATGAACCGCTCATGAAGATCGTGGACGGGATCACCAACAACCTCGCGCAAGTCGAGGACATCCTTCAGCGGATCAGGGAAGGGCGGAGCAAGCTCGAAGGGCTGGAGACCGTGCAGCGGATCGTATCGCAAACGGGCAGGGGGTGAGGCCATGCGCGAGATCCGCAAGTACACCAGCTCGGACGGCAGGGAGTTCGCCACGCAACGAGAGTGCGCCGAGCACGAATGTTCCGTCACGGTGCCGGCCAAGCTCCGGCAGCGCCTGCTCAAGTTCTATCAGGAGGAGCACGGCGCGATCACGAGCAAGGTCGAGCAGGCAACGTTCGATCGCATGTGCGCCACGCTGGTCCTCAACCGGCGCAACGCACGGGTCATCCGTGACGTGTTGCAGGAGTTCAGCAACGCGGCCACCCACCTGCCGCTGGAGCCGGTCTATGCCTGACCGCATGCTCGCTCCGGACGCTGGTGCGACCTTCATCTACAGGGGCCGCACCTATCGCGTCAACTCGTGGATCTGCGTGGCCGAGCCGCCACCCACAACCGACAACTGGATCGACGAGATCCTGTTCGACGCGGCCTATGAACGCAATGGCGTGCGCTTCCGCTACTGCCCCCGCGACATGGCCACCCACGTCTCCGGTTCCGGCATCGCGGGCTGTATCGCGCCGATCGCCGAGATCGAAGTAACCGGCACCGTCAAGTGGCCGGTAGAACAACTCGAAGCCCACCGGATGAGTGCCATCCTGCGCGGCAAGCGGGGGCAACTCATCATGTAGGAGGGTCTATGTGGTTCTCGCGTCGACCCAATCCCGTCGAATGGCGAAAAGGTCGATGCCCGAGCCTCGTGGGCAAACCTATCGTCGACTGCGCGCTCGTGAACGGCAATGCCGTGTTCATCGTGCCGCGCGAAGACGGGCATTGGGATTACTTCGTCTATGGCTGCATCCGCAAAACCGCTGACACCTGGGAAGACGCCGCGCGTCTCGTGACTGCGGCTGCAAACCTGCAATCTGACTATTACCTTGGGCCAAAAGAGTTCGAAGCTCTGGTTGGTTCAAGTTGAACCGAGGAACAATCATGGGCAACACCACCACCTACGGCCCGTTCGAATCGTTCGAAGAGATGATGACCGACGCTGGCCAGCGCGCACCCTACGTCGAACGTGCAATGCAGATCGTGCTGACTGCGAGCGTGTTCGAGCAGCTGAACGACGAGCAGCGCGACGTGAACCTGCCGCTCGACGTCCTCATCGACAACATGGCGAAGCAGTGCGGCATGGTCATCAAGCCGCACGAGGACGGCCCACGTCTGCGCAAGGCGTGGTACTACGAGCTGGAAGACGAGCGCAACGTGGTCGACCATCCCGACTCGCTCAACGAACGCGAAGTGATCCTGCATCTGACCGCGCTCCTGGAGCATTTCGCCGGCATGCAGGAGACGAACGAGCAGCGCATCGCGGCTCTGTATGCGCAGCGTGGCCGCATGTGCCTGAAACAGCGTCCGCATCCGATCTCGTCGCTGCCTTACGCGGATCGCCAGCGCATGGCATTCAACATGCGGGACTTCGCCGGCGGTTTCGCTCAGAAGCTGGCTCACGCATGGATCAACGCGGACATGACGAACGCCAGCAAGATCGAAGAAGCATTCCCGCACCTGTTTGTGAAATACGCGGACACGTATTTCGACAAGGTGCGTGAAGAGCGCGAGGGAGTGCCGGCATGAACAACCCTAACTTCAGCTATTACGCGATCAACCGCAAAACGAAGTACATCGTGGCGGGCTTCGACAGCGCGCTCGATGCCAACGCGTTTGTAGCTAAGCAGCTTCACGACGAGTACACGGTCGTATCTCGTTCTGAAATCGCTCAGATGTACCCGGAACACCGGGCAAGCTAACACCACCACCACGGATCAAAACATGAACAACCAGGAACTGGCCAAGAACACGACTGAAGTCGATATCAATGCCGCGGCCGCGGCTGACGTCGACAAACTCATCACGAACGCAACGGTTCAACTTGAACCTCCTGCGCCGTACACGCGGCGCGAAGTGAAGTTCGCTCGCGATCTGCTTCAGTTTCAACTGAGCGAGCACATCAAGCGGGTGATTGCCCGATTCGAGAGCGAGACCGGCGCAAAGGTTACGGGCATCACCTACAACCCGTACACCACGGCCGATACCCCGGTGGCGCTGACCGTCTACCACAACGACGAATACGTCTTCTGAGGCGACGATGAAAATCCGCCACGTCTTCGACTTCAACAAGGCGCTGGACCACGGGCCATACACATGGCCCGGTGGATATCCGTGCTACTTCATCACGTCCGACTGCGAAGCACTTTCGTTCAAAGCTGCGCAGGAGAACGCCGGCCTGATTCGTGACGCGATCATCACGAACGACAAGCATAGCGGCTGGAAGCTGATCGCGATGGACATCAACTGGGAAGACGCAAACCTGACCTGCTCGCAAACGGGCCAGAAGATTGAGTCTGCGTACGGGGAGCACTGACATGCACGTCGAACGTCTCAATATGCTGAGCAACCTGCTCAAGACCGCCAACCCGAACCACTTCGATCTCGGCGACTGGGTAGATACGCCGTGGTCGACCGACGAAGCGCTGGCAATCCCGAACAGCGATCTCCGTCAGCGCGTCATCGAGTGCGACACGACCGCGTGCGCAGTTGGCTTGGCCTGCATGACGCCCGAGTTCCAGGCTCAAGGTCTCAACTATAAGTGGGACACCGCGTGCCTCCATTCGGCACTCAGCCCAACTTTCGAGGGCGAAGAATCGTGGACGGCCGTGTGCAACTTCTTCGAGATCGACCGACCCACGGCCGACCGCTTGTTCTCGCATCACGAGTACGCGGATGGGCGTGAAACGGAACCTTCGCAGGTCGCGGAACGTATCGATGCGCTGGTCCGCGGGGAGAGCATCAATGGCTAGATTTACCATCACTGTCGCGCGGCCGACGTACTACACGCACGACTTCGAGGCATCGAGCGTGGAAGAAGCGAAGCAGGCTGCGCTGGACGCATTCGAACAGCACGGCTCCGAAGCTTTCGACTACGAGAGCAGCGGAGCTGCTACCGCTCATGAAGGAGATGCACCGCAATGAGCCTGAACAACCCGAACATCCCCCGATTGGCGACGCTCGACTTCACGAGCGACGAGACCTGCACCTTCTACGCGGTCGAGTGGATCAACGCGGCCGGCGAGTGGTTCATCGACGTGTACCGTCAGGAGGCGGGCCGCGACGATCACGCCGTGCAGCTTCACAGCGACGGTGCAAAGTCGGTCGTCATCTATGACCTCATCGGCCCCTTCAACGCGGACATTGACGAGGCTGGAGACTTCGCTCGCGACAACCGGCGCCTGCACGTCTGAAGTTCAAGTTGAACCAAGGATAACGACATGAACGTGGAACAACGAATCAAGATCGAGAAACAGATCGTCGAGAAGATCGTCGTCGACGCACTGGCCGCAGGATTCAAGCTCAGTGTGTTCGACGGAGAAGAAACTGCCATCTCGAAGAGTACGGACAAGGACAAGATCCTCGCCCGACTCTTTGAATGTGAAGTCGAATATCTGCGCTTCTGGAAATTCGACGTGATCGTCGGCACCGTGACACTCGTCTACGGCAACGACGGCTGGGACGTGATCTGCGATCACCACCTCGCTCTGGAAGACGTCCTCAAGGGCGCGAACGAACTGGCCAAGCAACTGGAGGCGCGGCACGGATGAACCACGAGCAATTGCTGGAGCACATCAAGCGCCTCGAAGCGCGCATCGCCGAGCTGGAGCGCGACCTGTATTCGATGCCCGAAATGGATGAGCGCCGGCAGCGGCGGCAGCTGATCGAGCGGTTCCGCGCGCAGGGTATGAGCGGCAAGCAGGCGAAGAATGCCGCGTGGCGCGAGTTGCATGTCCCGAGCTGACCCCAATTTCACAATGTGGAAACCATGAGCAAACCGATCTACCGCACCCGCTTCACCACCAAGACCGGAGCGTACCGCGTCCGGGAATTCCGGTCGCAGAAGAACGCTGAGACCCATGCCAAACGGCTCGCCAACGAGGGCGCTTACGGCTACGTCGAGCGCACCACCGCCGTGTCGACGCGCGTGGTCAGCAACTGGGGCCGGGGCACACCCGAAACGCCGGCCGCATAGCGTAGAATCAACTTACAAAGTACAAGGAGAAATCATGATGTCTGTCGCATTCGACACCTTGGCTTACGTCAAGCGCCTCGAACAAGGTGGGGTCCCGCGCGAGACGGCGGTCATGCAGGCCGAGGCACTGGCTGACGCGATCGACCAGACCTTGGCGACCAAGCAAGACCTACTCAACACGCAGGCTGCGGTTGAGCAGAAGGTCGACGCGACGCGCACTGATCTGCGTCGGGAGATCGACAACGTCCGCGCAGACATGAAGCTTGGCCTCTCGGAGACACGTGGCGAGTTCCGTGTCGAGATCGAGAAGGCGAAGACGTCCATGATCATCTGGCTCGTGAGTCTGACCATTCTCGCGACCGCTGCGCAGATCGCATCACGCGCGTTCCTGCACTGATACACCGCGTCAACCGAAGAAGGGCGCGCTCTGGCCAGCGCGCTCTTTTTTTGTATTCATCGTCACCACCACATAATGAAAACCATCGAACTCAAACCCACGTGGCAGGCGCTCGTGCCGGTGCTGCTGGCCGTTATCGAAAGCGGCACGGCCGAAGGGCGAAGCAAGGCGAAGGCAGAATTGGTCGACCTCGCGAAGAGAGTCGACGAGATCAACGAAGAGATCAAAAAGCGGGCAACCACGCCCCGCGGCAAGAAGGTCCAGTACCTCGAAGCACAGGGTGCGTACGAAGCCGGCGTCATCCTGCGCAATGGCGACAAGGCCGCGCTCGTGACCAACGAAGGCCGCGTCGAGTGGTTCAAGTTGAACGAATTCGGCGGTATCCAGCAGCTGGCAGTTCTGCCGCAGCTGGTCGCCGCGCTGGACGACATGCTGTCGATCGACGACTGGCATGATGACTTGATCGCGAATCCGCAGACGATCGCGAACGCTCAGGCTGTGCTGGCGCTCGGGAAGGACGCGCTGAAATGAGCAGCCCCTTCAAAACCAAACTCATCCTGTCCGAGTCGGACCACGAAGGTACGGGCTTGCTGCTCAAGGAAGTCGGCGAGCAGGTGATCTGCGAGTTCGACCGTACGCCGCAGATGCAAGAGCACGCCGCGTACATCAAGCAGGCGGTCAACGAGCACCCCGAGCTGCTGCGCAAGCAAGAGATCATCTTCGACCTCTCGTTCACGCTCGGCAACCGCTGGAACACGCTCTCGGACCAACTGACGGGCGACATCATGGACCACAACGGTGGCTCGCGGGGGTTGTGCGATCTCGTGAAGTCCTGGGCCGACGAGTTCGACGCCGACTGGGAATCGCGCAGTGAAGACGACCAACAGAACTACCTCGTGGATGTCGACGAGTTCGCGAATCGCAAGATCGCCGAGCTGCTCGATTCCGTGAAGCGCCCCGAGCCGCCGCCGCCGAAGCCGATCAAGGTCACGCACCGCTACAACCGCGAGCTTGCCGAGAACACCTTCCACTACGTCGGCGTGAAGTGGCAGATCGTCTTCAAGTGCGACGATGGGTCCGTCTACTGCCGCGAGACGCTGCCGGCGATGAAGACCCTGAACGACGTTCTGACGTTCATTCGGGAACAGTGCAACTTGCGCGGTTTGAGCAGCGCTGACATTCATCGGTGGTGATCATGAAAGAACCTGTCCGATACTTCACCCCATATCCGTTCACGATCGAGACGCTGCAACGTCCCGGCGAGCCTGCTCGTTACATCATCTCTCGCGCGAGGGTGGGTGGCCGCTACAGCGACGAGCTGTTGAGGAAGGAAGAGGCCGAGCTGCTGCTGCACACGTTGACGCGTGAAGAAGCCGACAAGGAGCAGCTGCGCTACCGCATCTGGCAACTCGAACAGCAGTTCACCTGGGCGATGTCCGAAATCAAGGAGCGTTACGAGGGACCGTACGAAGAGTGGGCACCTGAGCGCGCTCGATACAACGAAGCGCTGACCGTGCTGCGGGGGATAAAGCAATGAAATTGCCGATTCGAATCGAAATGGCCAGCGAGTTGATGGATCTGTCGCCTGAAGAGTGTGCCGACTACACCGATCGCGTCGAGCGAGTGGTCGACGCTGCGGACGACACGGTCTGCTACACCGAGAACGGATATTTCGCGATGCCGTTTCTCGACGCGCACGCAATCGTCGTCGCGATCAACACCCACCAGAAGCTGGTCGACGCATTGCGCACGGCGCAGGGCTACGTTGAAGAGGTTTCCGAGGCAAGCGGCTTTGGTGCCGATCATACGTTGCCAACGATCAACGAAGCGTTGCTCGCGGTCGAGCAAGAAAACTGGTTGACATACGACTCCGGCCCGCAGGACAACGACCGTTACACGGTCTTCCCGTACTGGATGGACGATGAGGCCGACGACGTGTCGCGTCGCACGTACCTCGGCTTCAACATGACCCCATCGTCACCGAACACCGGGGTCAGCGTGTGGGGAGAGCTGCCGAAGGGACAGCATCCGGGGGCATACCTCGGAAAACTGATTCGCTTCGCCGAGCTGCCCGAAGCCCTGCGCAAACATGCCATCGCACGAGTGAGGGATATCGGATAACCCATGAAGATCAAGACACACGAACTGCTCGGCGCGGGACTCGACTGGGCCGTTGCCAAAGCCGAGGGCAAGCCGATTGTCCACGATCCGATGGGGTTCAAGATTGGATCGGAAGCTGGCTACTGGATATGGGACAAGACGCCGAAAGGCCTCATGACCAAGATCGGCCGTGACTACACGCCGTCAACCGACCGAGACAAGGGGTTCGAGATCGTAGAGCGCGAAGGCATCGCGATCCGCAAGCACACGAAGACGGGCAACTGGTACGCGATGACGAGTGCAGATCTCGGCAACGACACAACTGCTCGTTGGGAAGAGATGACAGCGCGCGGCGGCGAACGTTACGGCGTGGAGTCGTGGGCAATCCACAAGCGCCGGCAGCGCTTCATCGGTGAGATGCCGCTCATCGCCGCGATGCGCTGCTTCGTCGCCTCGAAGCTCGGCGCTGAGGTTGACGTGCCCGATGAACTGGTTGGGGGCCAACAATGAAATTGAGTGAAGTCGGTGGTGCACGCGGTGCACCGATGGGGCGTCGCGACACCCACGGCGACTACGATGCCGCCATCAAACTGATCGTCCACCACTGTCCCTTCGTCGACGGCGCCTACGACGAAGGCGGAGCGTACTGGGGCGCGGGGGAGCCACTGTGGCGGGCTATCGAACCCGAGGGTGACGTGGAGTTCTTCCTGCGCGGCAAAGACCGCTGGGAGATTCTGGAAGACGTTCGTGACCTGTATCCGAACGCGAAAATCATCGACACACCGCGCGAACGCTGGTTCGTAGAATTCTTGGCAGGCTACGAAGAAGCTGCACTATGGTCGAACGTCGACGCGATCATGAACGATGACGGGGAGGAGGAAACGGTGCATCTCGACGGCGGCTACGAGCTGCACGACGAGACGAAAACGAAGTTCCGCGAGGACTGCAAGAATTTCTGTGACTTCGCCGAGCCGCAGTTGCGCCGTGCAATTAATTGCAACGGCTACGGGGCGGTCGAGGCGGGACGTGATTTCTGGCTCACGCGAGCGGGCCAGGGGGCCGGTTACTGGGATCGCAGCCAGCTACCGCGTGAACTGCGCGACCAGCTATCCGCCGCAGCCCGTGACGCCGGAGGCAGAGAGCTATACATCGGCGACGACGGGTTGATTCACCAAGGGCAAACATGACCCCGAAGACTCGGAATTCAGTACAAGCCCGTTCAGGGCAGTAATAGCAACGCCCGTCGGGGAGATTTGCTACCTCCCCTGTATCGAGCGGGAAACATAACCACCACATTGAGGTAATCACCATGTTGAGTGCAATCATCACCATGTTTACGGGCAAGTCGCCCGCTAAAGAAGCGAAGAACCAGCTGCGCATGACGCGCCTCGCTCTCCTCGAAGCGCGTGCTGCATTCGAGCATTTCCAAGCGGAAGTCGCGAAGCTTGAGGCACGTGAGGCGCGTCTGGCCGCGCACGTCTCCGACGACGAGCGCCAATACCAGCGGGAAGCTCAAGCCTCGATGGCAGCTGCGATCTAAAAGTTCAAGTTGAACAAGGCACGTCTGGCCACGCGCCTCGTTTACCGAATCAGCTAACAAACCACCACAGCATAACGATGACCAATATTGATAAATCCGCGCTCGACGAGCGCGCGCGTCAGCTCGTCCGTGAAGAAGTGCATGCGTGTGTCAGCGTGTTGATCAGCGACCTCAGCAAACTGGTCGCTAATGCCGATCCGCATGTGCTGCGTGAGATAAGCGTCGATCAGGATGAGTTGTTCGGGATCTGCGTTCAGGATGACCATAAGTCCGCAGCAGAACACGAAGACTACGTCCTGTTCGAGAATGAATATGGTGAGTACGTCGCGCTTCATCCCGAAGATGACGTAAAAGGGAATCTCACTCTCGACAACCTCGAATACTTCGAAAACGCGGGGAAGTTCTATGTCCTTCCTGAAGAATCGGTGGACGAGATCAAAGAGCTGGACGCGCCCGATCAGGCGAAGATCAGCACAATCATTGCAACCGCGAAGGCGCGTGAAGATAGCGGAGACACCGATGGGATGTTCTTCGAAGCAGAAACTGAACACGCAGTGTTGAGCGCGTACCTTAACAAGCACTACGCCGACGAATGGTACAGCGACGAACAAGAAGCGTGGCGTGCAGCGTGTGAAACGAACAGCATCGAGCCGGATACCTGCGAAGCCTACGAACACTGGATCGTCTCTGGCTGGCTCGCAGGAAAGCTTGAAGAGCGGGGCGAGATGGTGAATCGCGACATTTGCGGTCTCGTCGTGTGGGGACGCTGCACGACTGGGCAGGCCATCTACATGGATGGTGTCATCCAGGAGATAGCGCGAGACCTTATCGACTGAGGTAGGGCATACTTCTAGTCCTTTTATAGACAGAGAGGGCGGAAGTGAACAAGGTGATTCTCTGCATTGCTCTTACGGGGTGTTTGACGGCGTGTGCGTCGAGAACTCTTCCACTTGAGCAGGCAAAGGACGTTCCTGCGGACAGGGTCTATTCGACGAAGTTTGCGCAACCGGTGGAAGGTGCGCAGAAGATCACGGTTATACGCACTGGGGGCTCGTTTATCGCGGGCGGGGGTGCGCGCTATGAACTGTTGGCCGACGGTGTGAAGATCGCATCAATGGCGACTGATGAGCGCGTCAATCTATACCTCCCCGCGGGCGAGCACCTGCTTTCGGCGCGCAACGGCGTGTGGACAAGCATTGAGCCGCAGTCCATCGTGATCAACGTTCCCAGTCGATATAAAACATTCCGGCTCGATTCTTCGAGCGGGGTGTTGTTGCAACCTGCCCTTGAATGAGCGACGTCTAGTCGCTACGCCATGTTCAAAGCCCACCTACCGGTGGGCTTTTTATTTTCTCAATTCAGCACAAAAGGATCTGCACATGTTCATGTCTGATACGCAAGTTTTGCGGACGTACCTCGTAGCGGCGACTGTTGAGCAAGCACGCAAGGTGGGCTTCGAGGAATCGTTTCGTTCCCTCGTCACGCAGCAGCTTCATGACATGTCGGATGCAGACGTCCGCGCAATGGCAAGGATCATCGTATGACGCCCATGAAGTTCCACCAAACCTACGCGGTCGTCACCGACGAGAGCGCGGAGAACGGTGAAGCAGAGGAGACCGGATTCGACTGGCAGGACATGCCGTACACGTTCAAGCAGCTGGTCCACACACTCGAATTCGAGTACGCCGGGGCCGAGCCGAGCGATTACCCCTCAAGCAACCCTCGCTGGATCACGAGCTACGGCGAGCGTGGCATGCACGATGGGTCATTCCGCAACATCTCCCTGCATCCGGCAAACGACCGCGCGCGCCGCTGGTGGCCGCAGGCCCTGAAGGCCGCAGGAATCACGAAATAAGGGAACCAGTCATGCGACTGTACAACGGGGACACTTTCGAGCACGAAGGTTATACCTTCAAGGTTCAATTTGAACGCGACGACGACGTCGAGGAGCCGTGGAATCGCTCCGAAGGCAATGGCGTCGTGTCGGACTGGACGCGTCGCGATAAGCAGCCGGGTGAAGTCGTGCTGACGTCCGACCGTGGCATGTACCGCTACTACGACATCGCCAAGACCAACGCGATCGCTAAGCGCGATGGTTGGGGTTTGACTGAAGAGGACAAGGCCGAACTGGTCAAGCGCCTCGCTCAGAAGCGTGTGGTGCGGCGACCAATCGGTAAACCCAGTCTTGAACATCATTCAGGAGGAGTCTTTAAGGTTAAAGGGGCGAATTCTGAAGTCGTGGAATTGCCGGGACGAGATCCTGGCAAACGTTTAACGGCTGGCGAAATACGGGCTGAAGCCGTTCGCCGCAATTTCGAATTCATGCGCCAATGGTGCAATGATCAATGGGAATACACGTGGGTCAAGGTGACTCTCGTCCGCATGGACGACGATGGCGAGCCGGTCGAAGACGAACGCTTCAGCGATAGCGTAGGCGGCGTCGAGTCGTACAACGACTACCACATGCAGGTAGCGCTCGAATGCGCAAACAACGTGCTTTCTTCGATTCAAAACGCACTATTGGACGATCAGAAGGAGGAGGTCGAACGCCGGCATTGGGCCGAGCGCGATGTGCCAACTATCGTATAGTCAAAATGGAAGGAGAACCCTTTATCAAATAGAATGGCATCTCTCTCAACCGACCGATGAACGTTGCGGGCAACAAACAGTTATACCCAACTGCACGGTTAATATTTCAACAAAGAAATGATCATCTAATGTATGATCTTGTGATCGAAAGGTGACAGCAAGATGGCACTGCAAACGGCAGCACAGAAGCGGAAGTTCGTGAAAGACCTCATCAAGAATGTGCAGGATGACGTGATGAAGCGCATCGAGCACATGCCTGCTGACTGGGACGGCGTCGAGCTGCGCACGTACATCGGCACGAAGTTCGAGAATGAAAAGGATACCTTCGCATTGCGGGGCAACACCGCACGAGGCCGCGCCTTCAACGCCGAACTGTCGAGCAACCGCCACCTGTAAATACAAGAACACCGACGTACCGATAAGCTGGCCCTTGTCGTTGCGTCGCGGAATAAGACATGACCACCACCACCACAATCTGGACGGACGACGACGAGCGTCTGCTGCGCGAACTGGCATCGCGCAAACAGGAAGTTGAAGCCCACCAGCGGGCGACTGTCGAAGCCGTCGTGAGCACGTTTGCTTTCCACAGCATTAGCGAGGCCGAGATCACGGACTCGTTGATCGACCGGGCTGAGCAGATCTGCCGCGCACTCGTGCCTTACCTCCCGCGACCCAGCGAAGCTGAAGCTGCGACCATGCGCAAAAAGGCCATCGATGCCATCGCACTCGGTCTCGGCGAATGTGTCAGGAATTTCCCGGCGTCCACACCGGTAGTAGTCCTGCACAACCTCATCGCGAAGGGATTGCTACCCGTCTCGATGAAGAGTCGTTCCTGATCGGCCTACTGGCAGGCTGATTTCCCTCAACCAAAACAAACCTGAAGGATTTACGATGGACACCACCACGAACAAGAACACCGCTGCTGCCGCGAAGAAGAACAAGGGCGGCAACGATGGCAAGTCCCCGCGCGCACTGCGCGGCGCGCCGAAGGCCGCGTCGAACTGGTCGGCCGCGGACGAAGCTCGCTTCCAGGAACAGCAGAAGGCGCGTGAAGCATTCGTCGCCGAGCGCAACGCGTCGCTGAAGAAGATCACCGGCTTCCTGCTGGCCGGCGCGAAGCCGGTCCAAGTCGAAGCCGTGAAGGGCGCTGACGGCGCGGTCATCTCCGAAGGCTACGAGCTGCCGGTCTCGGCGACCGAGGAGCAGCTGCTGGCCAACCTGGAAGCGCACGGCGACGCGATCCTGACGTACCTCTCGAAGCACTACAAGCTGCAACCGACGCTGCTGAAGACGCAGTGATTCGCTGAAGCACCGTAGTTCATCGAACTGAAGCCGCATGGTTTAGGCCATGCGGCTTTTATTTCGACTTTTCGAGAGAAAACATGGCCAAACAACAGTATGAAGACAAGCGGTTCAAGCAGTCGACCCTCGAATTAATCGCGATTATCAACGACATCGTTGACGAGTATCAAAGACAAGGTTACGTCCTGACAACTCGACAGCTGTATTACCAGCTCGTCGCGCGCGACATCATCCCGAACAACCTTCAGGAATATAAGCGAGCCGCGTCGATCATCAACGACGGCAAGCTCGCAGGCTTGATCGACTGGGACATGCTCGAAGACCGGACGCGTGCGTTCATCCGACGCTCGCGCTGGACGTCGCCGACGTCGATCATCGACGCCTGTGCGAACCAGTACCATCAGGATCTCTGGATTGGACAGTCGCGCCGTGTGTTCGTCATCGTCGAGAAGGAAGCACTGGTCGGCGTGCTCGAACGCGTCTGCCATCGCTACGACACGCCGCTGCTCGCCGCGCGTGGCTACCCCTCGTCAACCGTGCTGCGTGAGTTCGCGTTGAGCGACATCATCCCGGCGATGCGCGAAGGCCAGCGTGGTCTCATCCTTCACCTGGGCGATCATGACCCGAGCGGAATCGACATGACGCGCGATCTGCTCGAACGCCTCCGCATGTTTGGGGGCCACTCGTTCGAGCTGAAGCGCATCGCGCTCAACATGGCGCAGGTGGAAGAGCTGGACCCGCCTGAGAACCCGGCAAAGTCTTCCGATGCTCGGTTCAAGTCGTACCTCGACCAGTATGGCGAATCGAGCTGGGAACTCGACGCGTTGCCCCCGCAGTATCTCGACCAACTCGTGTCGTCGCACATCGACGCGGTCATCGATCGCGGCGCATGGGACGTTAATAAGAAGATCATCGAAGACGCGAAGATGATGATCGGCAAGGCATCGAGCTACATCTCGGACGGTTGCCCTGACTATGAGTGAGATCGTCGATCTTAAAGTCGAGCTGGAAGAGCTGATCGCACGTATCAAGGACCGTATCGAGAACTTCGGCCAGTCCGACGCGTGCTGGCCGTGGAAGGGTGCCAAGACGAAGGCTGGTCCCCGCTTGAAGATGGCGCGTACAAGCGATATGGTTCCCTTCTACCAGCCTGCCGTCGTGACCTCGTACGGGCTTGTGAAGATCGGCAAGGGAAGGCGAAAGGTGGTCCACAAGATCGTCTACGAGTGGGCCACCCCCGACGTTGCCAAGTCCGACAGGTACAGGCTCGTGAACGAATGCGGCAACACGCTGTGCTGCAACTACACGCACTGGCGTTTCATCGACAACGGCCCGCCGACGCATACGGAAGGGGAAGGCACCCCGGACGCGAAGGCCGTGCTGAAAGAAGCATGTGTCGAGCTGCTGGAATCCATGCTCGCGGTGACTCAACCTCGTTCCTTACCGGACGTGATGAACCACCCGTACATGGTCGATTTTCAACCCGAGCTGATAAAGGAGGTACTACGTGACATCGGAAAAGGGCACCTTGTTGAATCCGCCGCAGGTGATACAGGTCCAGCATCTGGATGACCACATGGAACCGAAGTATTTCACCCATGAACGCGTGCTCGATGCGTGGGTGCGTACCATGAGGACGCTGGAGAAACTGCGCGTCATCAAGACCTTCTTCGTCCTGCCGGTCGGCTACATCCCGGAAGGCGCGAAGATCGAGATGCGATAGATGGAAGTCATCGTCTATCGCGCCGAGAGCGGCAAGTTGCGCGACGTCGTTGACGTCGCGCTCGTTGTGCTCCTTCAGGTCGACATCAACGCCTTCGTCGACCTGAAGGAGAAGTACCTGCCACACGGGCTGAAGCAGGCGATACGCATGCCTGATCACCCGTTTTGGCAGGACGAAGGATTGCGGATGTGGGAGGAGATAAAAACCCTTGTCAACGCACGTCTCGATCCTGGATACTGGTTCGGGCAATCGCTGGAGACGCCCGCTGAAGTTGGAATCTTCCGTACGGAATCAGAATGAACACCACCACCACTGAGGCAAGACCTCACCCGCTGGCCAATGTCCCCAAAGCAGTCGACGCACTGATCAAGACCGGAGAAGCGCTCCGAAAATTCGCGAACGTGAAGGTCGCCGACGACCACGGCAAGGAATCCCCGATTTCGCGCGACACGTGGTACTCGGCCGTCGCGAACACGATCAACTCCGGCCTGCTGGACAAGAAGCAGATCGCGCGTCTGAAGCGCCTGCGTGATGAACTCCGTCGCACGAAGGTGAAGGCATGAGTCAATCACCACTGGCTCGCAACCTCGCGATCGTCGCCGCGGCACACGAAGCCGCCGAGAACGATCGGATGCGCCGGGAATTCGAGCAGCACGAATGGCTCGAAGGCCTGTCCCTCGAACGCGACCCGAAGGACGACGGGTACATCAACTCTGAAGTGCACCGCTACTGGACCTTCTGGCGCGACGGGTGGAGGGCAGCGACGTGATGACTCCCGTCAAGACTGCGCGCACGACCCACGACCTTGGCCGGCCGGCAGGCTGGAGCGAGGAGCGCGATGGTAAGTGCATGTCGCTACCCGTCGTGCGCGACAACGAGCAGAACGTCTGGATGTCTTACTGGCAACCGAGTCAGGAGGATGTCGAGAAGCTGCGCAACGGCGCGATGATCAAGCTGACCGTGTTCGGAATCGGTCAACCGCCGGTTGCAATCGAAGTACCGGAAGAAATCGTGCTGTATGCAGGCTGAGCAGTAAAGCCTCGCGGTAAGCGTGTCACCACCACGCATCCCGTAAAGGCTCACCGTAGTAGAGCGGGTGCCACCACCACCTGAACATAAACCTTCAATCTATAAGAGATCGAAACATGAAATCTGGCTACACGTCTGTGACCTCGTCGCAGATCTCCGCATTCGCCTATAACGAACAAGATCAGCGGCTCAACATCGTCTTCGTCAAGAACGGCGACGAGTACCAGTACAGCAACGTACCGAAGGAAGTCGTCGACCAGCTGGTCGCGGCCGACTCGTTCGGTTCGGCCTTCAGCGGCCTCATCAAGAAGCACCCGACCCGTTTCCCCTACATGAAAGTCTGAGCCTTGCGATGACGAAGGAGGAACGCGATCAACAGATCGCGGATCTCTACGTCGACGGCAAGTCGGCCTCGGCTCTCGCTCGTGATTTCGCTCTGTCGATTCCGTCGATCAGGGCGATCATCGCAGCCAAGGGGGTCAAGGCGTCTCAGCGGAAGAAGGTAGAGAACGCTGAACAACAGGGACAACCTGTCAGGCGCACGCTTGGCCGCACTCATGAGCGGCTTGGCGAAACGCTTGCGTTCAGCAGAGCGATCGAACTCAAACACACCCGAAAGGAAGCATCCGAACGGCTTGGTTGGACCGTTCATAAGGTCGCGGCCGTCGAGACCGGACGTTACGAAGTGACGCTGACGGATCTCATGGACCTTTCGGGATACACGAAGAAGCACGTCGGCGAATTGATACGGCTATGAAGGACCAACACAACGAGGAAGCAGACCACAAGATCGAAGTACGGACGTACGGAATCCACTGGAACGCTGAAGGCGTTGCGTACCTGCATCAAGGTCGCAACGCATCGAACTTCCTGTCGCTCAAGGCACCGTCCCCCTACGCGGTGGTGCCGGCGCGCAGGCTTGCATGCAATCACCTTTTCCCCGTGAGCGCGGCTGTTCCGGACCCGACGCACTGGAAGCAATTTCAGGCGCTGGCTCGGGACCCGCTGGTCAAGGCCATGCTGCCGATCCCGAAGGCAGATGGCGAGGCCGGGGTGTTCGTGATGGAGGACACGAACGATGAGATGACGCTGACGCTGCTCACGCTCTCGCGCATGAGCAGTCCGATTCAGCCGATCGTGCGACCAATCTGGCACTTCTCGCCGAGCGACATCAGTGCCGAGCTGGAGCGTACCAATGTCCAGCCGCTGGTGCTGACGCAGGCGAACCCGAAGTACCAGAAGGTCGTCGACACCATCATCGACCAGTCGGTCTATATGCCGCGCCGCGTGATCATCACCGGCACGTACGACGTGGTGGCCCGTAAGCCCGCCCAGCGGCTCAAGACGGGCCTGCTGGCCGGCGAGGAGGGGCTGATAGTGTCGCTGCCGCTCGAAAGCCTTGGCGTGGCCGTATTGCGGCGCTATGCGCGTCGCGAGGACATGCTTTCCGATCTACCGAATGCCCGAGGGAGGGCCGCATGAGTACCGCAGTCGAACTTCGGACGCAGATCGAGCGTCGGACCCAGGTCGACACCACGTTCCGCTGGCGTGACCGCCACGGCGACAAGCACGATCCGGCGAAGATGGAGACCCGTCACGTCTTCAACACCCTGAAGATGATCTGGAACAACACGGTGCCGGCGTATTACCGCGTCGGCCGCAATGTTCGTCTGTACAGCTTCGGACCTTCGTACACGAAGGAGTACATGATCAAGGCGGTGTACCAGCTCGGTCACGAGCTGACGAAGCGCACGCTTACCAGCGAGCAAATGAGCCTGCTGAGCAAGATGCACTCGTACTTCACGAGCGTGTCGGGGTTGCTGACCTGATGCCTTACGTGCCCGTCTGCTGAAGAACGATATGACCGCGCTTCCCGATGTTGATGAGCTTGTTGCGTCGGCCGCAGTGCGGGCAAAACACGTAGATGCCGAACGAGTCGATTCCGACTTTTTCGGCATCGAATGGAAATTCCAGATGGCACTTGATGCAAAGCCAATTCATGACGACCTCCTGAACGGAGTGTAGGAACCGAAATGAACGATAGGACAACCCTGGAGGAATGCAAGGTACTCCACGTCGGACAAGTGTGGCGCGCGAAGCGTCCTTCAAACGCGAACGGCTTCGTGAATGACAGGGTGATCATTCACATCAACTTCCTCGGCGCAATCACATACGACGGCCCTGCTGTTGGGATTGGACGACGCTATCCGATCGTGACCCGTGAGACATTTGAGAAGTGGGCAGGCCGACAGGTCAAAGACGAACTGCCCGAGAACGAGTGGCAACGTTGGGATTTTCGAGACAGGAGCAGGAACAAGTGATGATCGAGAAGAAAGTCCCGCGCGAGCACCAGATTGCGGATCTCGCCTTCTACATCATGACGCCGCGCTGCATGAACTTGTCCGACCCGGCGACGCAGAAGACTGGCTCTGCTTGCATGTACACGCAGTACCTGTGGGACGAGCTGGGCTTCAAGTCGTACTTCGTCATGCCGATGTCGCTCCTGCGCAAGAACAAGGACGAACTGCTGGAATTCACGAACTTCCATCCTAGTGAGATCCAGATCATCGACGGCGAGGCGAAAAGGCGCGAGCGTCAGATGCGCAACGAAGACGCGAAGGTGTTCATCATGGGGTTCCAGCGTTTCTCCGACGACTGGCAGCGGTTGAAGCAATGGCACCCCCAGCTGAACGCCGCGATCTTCGACGAGTGGCACCTTGGCTACTCGGGCCACGACTCGGGACGCACGCAGAACATGTACATCGCGATGCGCAGCATCGAGCGCTTCATGGCCATGACCGGCACGATCATCAAGGGCACGCTCGCGAGCGCGTACCCTGCGCTTCAGGTGATCGAGCCGCGCTTCTACGGCACGTACGGCGCGTTCCTGGCACAGCACCGGCTTCAGGACGAGTATGGCACGACGATCGGGTGGCACAACCACCAGAGACTCGGCCAGATCCTTCAGCACGTGGCCGTGCGCCACACGTTCGAGGAAGTCCACGGTCCCGAAGCGAAGGTCATCGTCACCGAACTGTGCGACATGTCGCCGAAGCAGCGCAAGGCGTACGAGGAGATGGAGCAAATGGCGCTCGTCGAGCTGGAAGACGAGTTTCTTGAAGGCCAGTCGCCTGCCGTCAACGCTATGCGCTGCCGGCAGATCATGGCCCATCCTGAGACCTTCGGGTTGGCCAAGGGCGAAACGACCGGCAAGGACGAGCGCCTGAAGATCCACTTCGCGGACGCGGTCGTGTCCGGGGAACCGATCGCGGTGTTCGCCGCGCTCGTCCCCGAGCAGGAACGCATCGTCGCGATCGCGAAGTCGATGGGCCTGCGAACGGCGTTGATCAACGGCCACGTGTCGTCGACGCAGCGCGCGCGAATCGACGAGGCGTTTCGCCGCGGCGATCTCGACTGCGTGGTGGCATCGCCGGATACGGCTGGTGTCGGCTTCAACTGGCACCATCTCGAAACGATGGTCTTCACGTCGCTCAACTACATGGACGACTCATTCGTGCAGGCCTATCGCCGAGGCATCCGTGGCAAGCGCGCGCGACCGCTGCGGATCTACGTGCTGGAGTACCGCGATTCGATCGACCAGCGGATCATGCAGATCATCGAGAACAAGTCGCGTGATGCAAACCTCGTCGACCCGACGAAGGAAGTCTTCAGGTTGTCGGAACAGCGCCGCCAGCAGGAAGAGGAGATGTTCGATTCAACCAAGGCCACCGATCGCAAGATCTCGATGGCTGAGTTCGCGTAAGGAGGACGCGGTCTATCGTATAGAACCGGATTGTGTAGTTAGTAGGACGAAGGTACGATTCCAACTCCTCGACGTGTCCACCACCACGGCGAGAGAACAGAAGCATAAACAGACGCATAAACAGCTAACATTTGAAGGAAAACATATGGACCCGATCCAAGCAGCAATGCAGCGCGCCAAGGAAGCAGCGGCTGGCGCCGTCGCAAACGCAGCAGCTAGTGCAGCAGCCGCGCCCACCACCGGCACGGCAGTCGCAGCAGTCGGTGCGTCGGGCGGTGCAGTCGCAGTCCCCGGCCAGAAGCTCTCGATGGAGCAGCTGATGTCGGCGGGCATGGCGGTCGATCTCTGGATCAAGCCGAAGGAATTCGGTCTCCAGATCGGCGCAAGCGCGAAGCTCGTGCAGTCGTTCGAGGCAGTTATCGACATGACGGAAGGCACGGGCTTCATGGTCAAGATGTCGATCAAGGCCGGCAACCCGGCGCAATACTGGTCGACGTACGACGGCGTCACGAGCGACAAGGGCATCCCCTGGTCCGAGGCGCAAGCCAAGGCCATCTCGCTCGACGCGAAGGCCCGCGCGTACCGCAGTGCCGACGTGCCGATGATCCTGACGGCCGACATCGTCTCCGCGGACGGTGAAGTGCTGGCCAAGGCTGGTCAGCGCGTGGGTTACGCGACGTCGACGACCAACTGGCGCGCGTGGCAGGACTTCTACCAGAAGGTCATGGAAGCGAACGCTGGTGGCCAGCGCGTGGACGTGAAGGTTGGCTTCCAACGGATGACCAACAAGAACAACAACGCGTGGGGCATCATGACCTGGGAATACCAGGGCATCGAAGCGGAAGCCGAGATGGCGTAAGCCACAAGCTGTACGGAAAGCCGCGAGTCAAAAGCTCGCGGCTTTTTTCATGTCCTGCGAGGTCATCATGGGTTTGCATTTCATCGACGGAAACAACCGTTTCCGCACCATCTTCGAAACCAGCGGCTCGATTCGCAACGTGCTGGTCGACATGAAGATGCTGCCGATGTTCGACACCATCATATGGGTTTGGGACGGACACGGCGCGAAGGATCGACGCCGCGCGCTCTATCCCGGATACAAGGTCGGCCGGCAAAGCGCCGTAGACGAGTTCTACAAGACGATGGATCTGTTCAAGCAGGTGCTGCGCTTCACGCGCTGCATGTCGCTTGAGATCCCCACGTGGGAAGCAGACGACGTTATCGCCACGCTGCATCGTCTCTACAAAGACCAGACGGACTCGATCACCATCCATTCGACTGACGGCGACTATCTCGCGCTGTGCGACGGCAAGCACACGAAGCTCGAAGGGCGCGACAAGGTCGAGTACGCCAACACCGACTTTACCGAAGTGCGCCTGTACAAGACGCTCGTCGGCGACAAGTCCGACAAGATCACCGGCATCCCCGGTTTCGGCGACGTGGCGTGGGAGCACTGCGACCGCGAACGCTGGATGCAGTTCTTCACCGAGGGCTACGTGCCCTGTTGGGATAGTGAAGCCGGTTCCTTCAACCTCGGCAAGAAGCCGCTGGCGTGGGTGAAGGAAAACGAAGCAGCACTGAAAGGCATGTGGGAGATCACGGGCTTCTACGAAGTTGACCCGGACCTGATCGCGAAGCACCTGGTTGTCGGCCAGCACGACGACAAAGCGATCAACCACATCCTCTCAGATTTCATGATGTGACCACCACCACAAGGATCAAAACATGGCCTCTGCTGAACGTATTCAGCTGCTCGTCATTCAAGACGAGATTTCGAAGCTCCCCGAAGACGATCGCACGAAGATCGACGGCATCGCCGCCCAGTTCCGGGCGATGCTCGATGCGGAACCGACTCACGCGATGATGGCACTCGCGCTGGTCGGTGCCGAAGCCGCTGACAAAGTGTCGGGGTAAGCGATGGACAAGGATCGTAAAGTCCTTGTCGATGCGCGCAACATCGACGCTCTCCTTCCGCAGATCATCGCAGAAGTGGCGTCGGCCGGATTCATCGGTTTCGATATCGAGACCGAAGACTCGCGCAGGCACGCAGGCCTCGCCGAGATCATGAAGGTCGACGACGAGGGCAGGGGGACGAACAAGAAGCTCATCTTCGACACGAACCGCACGACCGTGTGCGGCTTTTCGGTTTACCCGGACGGGAACCATCTCGGCTACTACGTCAACCTCGCGCACGCCGACGTCGAGAACCGTGTGCCCTGGGAAACCGCGCGTCAGATCCTCGACGCGCGCCAACCTGACTCCTTCTTCATCATCCACAACGCTCAGTTCGAGTGGGTCATGATGATGAAGTCGCTCGGCTATGACATCCCGGAAGATCGCGTCATCTGCTCGTTGCAGCTGTGCGTGTCGGCGTACTCACCCGACACCTACTTCCGCGACAAGTTCATGGAACCCGGTCTCGGCGGTATCGAGAAGATCCTGCCCGTGGTTGCCCGCGTGTTCTCTGGCTACCAACCCGGTCAAGACCTGAACTCCGAGCAGGAAGAGCTGTTGCAAAAGGTCATCGGCAAGGAGTCGAAGGCCGCGCACAGCTGGAACGGCTACGTCGATTCGATGCGGGTCGGCTACGACCTGAAGCGTGCCGTGAAGAGCTGGTTCGGCTACGCGATGGCCACGTTCGAAGAGACGCTGGGTGACGAAGTCCACATGGGCATGCTGACCGGCGAGGAGGTCTTCGAATACGGCGTCGACGACGCATACTGGTGCGTGCAGCTGTTCCACCGTGTGCTTCAGCACATGATGGAGACCAACCCTGCGGTCTTCAGCACGTTCATGGAACAGGAGATGCCGTTCGTTCGAATCGCGGCCGAGACGTGGGGCCACGGCATCAAGCTGAACGGGCCGGCCGTGCTGCGTCGCCGGGATGAAGAGCGAGCCAACGAGGCCGCGTGCCTGCGCAAGATGAAGGCTGCGGTGCGCGCGATGCTGCCGTTCCCGGACGAGCCGCACGACAAGCTGCTGAAGTACGACAAGTGGTACGCGAAGTGGCAGACGTATCGCGCTCAGATCGAGAAGTGGGCGAACTCGCCGGATAGCGACGACGACTTCGTTCAGTGCATGCAGACCCGTGGCCCTGTTTCGAACGCATGGGCGCTGGAGCGCAAGGTGCGCGAGTCGACGGGCGTCAACCTCGTCCACTACATGCCGATGCGGACGATCATCTACGACCTGATGCGCGGCTCGTACATGCAGTCCAACGGCAAGACGCAAAGCGACGGCGACTGCCGCGAAGAGCTGAAGCGCCGCTGGATCAAACGCTTCAACGAAGGTGAGCTGAAGGCTCTGATTGACGAGAAGGGCGAAGTCGATCCAAAGCTGAAGATGCACCCGCAGTTCAAGACTCTTGCGATGCACGAGATCCGCAGTGCCGTGGAGCGCTTCGAAGCCGGCATGATGGTCTTCCAGTGCTACGACGAACTGGCCTCGATCTCGCAGCGGATGAAGCTCTACCTGACGCCTTACCTGCGCCTCGTGGACCCCGACACGGGCCGTGTGTACCCGCAGCTGCGCTCGATGCTGGCGACGCGCCGCAGCTCCTGTCAAGACCCGAACGGGCAGCAGCTCAGCAAGTACGGCGAGTCGGTGTACGTGCGCGGCTTCTTCGAAGCCGACGATGACGACGCCGAAGGCGAGGAGCACGTGCTGGTGTCGGCCGACTGGTCGGCTGTCGAGCTGGTGATCGTGGGCGATTACTCGAACGACGCAGGCTTCCGGGAGGCCTACGGCCAGCGCCCGCACGCGGATCTCCACAAGAAGGCCGTGACCGGTCTGATGAACCTCACCGACGAAGAGTACGCCGTCCACCCGGATCGGAAGATGCTGCGTCGGGACGTCGGCAAGGTGGCCAACTTCAACTACTGGTACTCGGGCGCACTGGGCACCGTGGGCGAGAAGCTTGGCTGGTCGAGCGACTTCATGTGGGAGATGGTCGATCGCTACCGGGGCACGTTCCCGGATGCGGAGCAGTGGCGTGTCGACACGATCCAGGAAGCGCGCGACAACGGCTACGTGCAGTTGCCCGACCACCATCGGCGCGATCGCTATGAGTCGACGTATGAGTGGGTGAACGTCATGCGGCAGAAGTTCGAGTCGTACGGCGACCCAGCCATCGCGGCGTTCGGCGAGCTGGTGATCAAGAAGATCAACCGACGCGCCGGCAATCAGGCGGTCAACGCGAAGGTTCAGGGCTTGTGCGCGGCGCTCGCGAAGCGCGCGATGAAGCGCATGAAGACCAAGATCAAGGAGATGGGATACCGCGCCCGCTTCTACCTGCTGGTCCACGATGAATTGATCTACTCCGTTCCGCGCTCGCAGGTGCTCGACTTCTGCGAAACGCTGTACGAAGTGATGATCGAAGACGCCGGCCTGATCAAAAACCTGAAGCTCGACTCGTCGCTCGCGATCGGCCGCACGATGCAGCCGTGGGATCTGAAGAAGGCCCCGGACGGCCAGATCGAACTCATGGAGATGCAGCGGGGCCTGCCGTGCGTCAGCGAAGACCGCTGGGAACAACGAGCCACGCGCGAAGAGCGTCTGGCGATCCTCAACTACATCCTCGACGGTATGCCCGTCGCAGCTAACGAAGCAGTGGAGTGTGCAGCATGAGCAACAAAGTCACCAAGTCGACCACGATGGTCGCGTTCGAAACCATGAGCGGCTACGAGTCGCGCGCCGGCTCGCAGAACCGCCCCGGCACCGAGGCGCTGGAATGGGGCCTGCGCGAGATCGTCCGCGTCATGACCATCAACGGTGACAAGGCGAAGGTTGCCGAGATCGTCGCCGAGGCCACCGCTGCCGTCGAGAAGGACCTGAAGTCGTGAAGTCGAAGCTCACGCTCCAGGATCTGACGCGTGAGCAGCGCAACGACCTGCGGAAGATGTGCATTCCGCGGGTCGTGCTGGACCTCCTGCAGATGATCCACGAACAAGGCCACGAGCTGGCCACCCTGAAGAACACCACCACGAAGGACCAATCATGTACCGCTTTAACCGACTCATGGCAGAGTGCCGTGCAACCTCATCTCGTGTCGAGAAGACCGAAGCGCTGACGAAGCTCGGCGCGCACGAGCGCGAGTTCGCGAAGAAGATGCTGGTCGCCGCGCTGTCGCCGAAAGTCACCTACGGCGTGAAGAATTTCGACATGCCGGCGCAACACGCGAGGACCGACATCGACAACGGCGAGCGCTTCATCGATCTGCTGGGCATCCTGGCCGAGCGCAAGCTGACGGGAAGGGCCGCGCAGGAGCGAATTACCGAGACGTTCAGCTGGTACACGGCGCAGACCGCCGAGAACATGGCCTGCGTGCTGCGCAAGGAGCTGCGTATCGGCATCGGGGCGACCGAGATCAACAAGGTCTTCCCGGACCTGATCCCGGTCTTCGACGTGATGCTGGCCGAGAAGTGGGAACCGGGCGTCGTCGACATCACGTACCCGGCGCAGGCCGAGTTCAAGATGGATGGCCAGCGCGACACGGTCTTCGTCACCCCCGGCCAGCCCTGCGAGCACTACTCGCGCGAAGGCCTGCGCCAACCGTGGATCGAGGGCCTGTTCGACGACGAGATGCAGGCGATTCGCCAGCGCCTCTGCGGCGACGAGGCGATGGTGCTCGACGGCGAGGCGATGGTCCACGTGGTCGACCCGACGAAGAAGCATCCTTCGTGGACGGCCACGATGAACTGCAAGAAGGAGGGTGCTGACCGCTCGCAGTTGCGCTACTACGCCTACGACTGGTTGCCGATGTCTGAGTGGGTGGAGCGTCAGTGCTCTCGCGCTCAGGAACTGCGCAGCCTGATGCTCGACGCGGCGATCGCGGATCTCGAACTCGCCAAGATCCTTCCTTCGTACAAGGAGGTAGTCAAGGATCGCGCGGAAGTCAACGCCATGTTCGATAAGGCGCTCGCGCTCAGTTACGAGGGTCTGATGATCAAGGACCCGACCGCGATGTACGAGTGGGACCGCTCGACGTTCTGGCTGAAGGCGAAGCCGCTGCACACGGCAACGTTGAAGATCGTGGGTATCTACGCCGGCAAGAAGAAGAGCCGGAACGAACACCGCCTCGGCGGCTTCGAGCTGGAGGGCACGATCGAGAACGGCACCGAGATCAAGACCAACTGCGGCGGCGGCTTCACTGACGATCAGCGCGATCTGTTCTTCAATAATCCGGAGATGGTGATCGGCCGGATGGCTGAAGTCGAGTACACGGAAGTGACGAAGAAGAACGCGCTGCGCAACCCGGTCTTCCTGCGTTTCCCCGATGGCAACTAGCATATAGTTGCGGAACTTCTGCGGTGGTTATCTCCATATAATGCTTAGCACACCACCACCACGTCAGTAAAAAGAAAAATGAGCATTGTATGGAAAGACGCGGAGAGCGAGTTCGAATCGTTCTTCGCGCCCTTCGGTAAGCGCGCGCACGTGCAGCGCTTGACCGACACCGCGTTTGTTCGCGGCTCGACCGGGCGAGCGGCATCCTTCAAGGATGCACAACCCTCGGACTACATCATCACGCTGGAGGGGACGACGTTTTACGCTGAGGTCAAGAGCACTCAGAGCGAGCCGTCATTCCCCTTCAGCCTGATCAAGAAAAGCCAGTGGGCCGCAGCACGCATGGTGACGGCAGCTGGAGGTCACTACCGCTTCTACATCCGCCGCGAGTCGACGAAACGCTGGTACGTCGTCCCGGCAGTCGTATTCATCACTCATATAGCCAAATCGATCCGCTGGCACGAAATCGAAGGCTACCTCATCTGACAAGGATCAAAGTATGACCAAGTTTCTCGACGTAATGGTTGACCTGGAAACCACGGGGACGCAGCCGGAACGCACGGCCATCATCGAAATCGCGGCGGTGCGCTTCGATTTCGCCACGGGCGAGATCATGCCCGATATGTTCAACCGCTGCCTGATGATCCCGCATGGTCGCTTCTTCGACGAAGAGACCCGCAACTGGTGGCTCAAGGACAAGCGCGAGATCCTGCAAGGCATCTACGCGCGCATGGAGCGGCCGGAAGTCGTCATGCAGGCCTTCCGCGACTTCCTGCTTCGCGACGTCGACACCTACAACGAGAAGCTGCGTTTGTGGGCGAAGCCGTCGCACTTCGAATACCCGTTCCTCGAAAGCTACTTCAAGGAGTTCGGGATCGGCAACCCGTTCCATTACCGCGACACCAACGACATGAACTCGTGGATTCGCGGGCGCTACTGGCCGCAGCAACCGCCCGAGTTCGAACGCAACATCCCGTTCGAAGGCGACGCCCACAGCGCGCTGTTCGACGTGCTCCACCAGCTCAAGGTTCTCTACGCGGTGCGTGACCACTCCACGAAGCACCCCAGCCTCGCAGCAGCCGGCGACGTCGTCGAAGCATAAGCGGTAGCGCGACAACCCGGAGAGTAGCGCGCCACGGCGCGCTGCACCACCACTTCACTAGGTTGTGAATCGTGAAAATTGAGACCATTGCCGGCCTGAAGGTCGGTTTCCTTGGCGATCCCCATCTCGGTCGCGCATTCCTCACTGGTGTTCCCCTCGATCGTCGCGGCGAGCGCGAACGTACTCAGATGAACGAGTTCGTCGAGTCACTGTTCGCCGACATCGACGTGAACATCTGCCTCGGCGACATCTTCGACACGTTCGTCGTTCCTCCCGAGATCGTGCTGGCCGTCGCGTCGTCGTACCGCGAAGCCGCGCGCGCTCGCCCCAACACGTGGTTCGTCCTCACGCGCGGCAACCATGACGCCTCGCGCGACGCCGACAAGCGCAGTTCTTTCGACCTGCTGTACCAGCTGCTCGAAGGTATCGAGAACATCGTCATCGCGAAGGATGACGTCCAGATCGTCGAACACGGCATGTTCCGCCTTGGTGTCGTGCCCTGGCACCCCTTCATCAACTCGAAGGACATGGCGCGCAAGCTGGTGGACGACGGGTACAAGGAGTTCGATCTGGTCGTCGGACACTGGGACCGCGTCACGTTCGAGGACAACCCGCACAACGCGGTCCCGCTGTTCGAGCTGCGCCCGCTCACGAAGCTGGTCGTCAGCGGCCACGACCACCGGCCGTACGACGAAGTGCTCAACGGCGTGCGCGTCGTCTTCCCCGGCTCGATGCAACCGTACGCCCACGGCGAGAACGACGAAGACGGCCGCTACGTCACGCTGACGCTCGAAGAGCTGCGCGCCGTCGTCGCTACCGCGCCGGCGCAGTTCCACGACGTGGCCGTGCGCGTGCTGCTGAAGCCGGGTGAGCAGATCGATTTCCCGGTCGACGCATGGGCGCTGACGACGAAGCCAATCGCCGACAACGGCGAAGAGTACGTCGACATCACCATGCAGACCGAGTCGTTCGACATGCTCGACATCCTGTCGCGCTGCCTGACGAAGCACAACGTCACCGCCGAGACTTCGAACGAAGTGCTCACCATGTACCAAGAACGCCGTAACGCCGCTTGAGGACACCATCATGCTGCTGAACCTGAATATCAAGAACGGCTACCGTCACCCGAACTCGACCTTCGTCTTCCCGGTCGGCCAGACCGCGATCACGGGGCCGAACGAGTCGGGCAAGAGCGTCACGCTGGAGATGATCCTGTTCGCGCTGTGGGGCAGCGTCGCGCTGCGCGGCGCGGCTGACGACTACAAGAAGCTCGAAGTGACGCTCGAATTCATCGTACGCGACCAGACGTATCGCATCGTCCGCACGACGAAGAACGCGAAGCTGACGCGCGCGGGTGAAGACGTCGCGACGGGCACGAAGCCGGTCAACGCGAAGATCCGCGAGCTGTTTGGCTACGACTACGACGTGTTCACGATGGCCAACGCCGTGCTGCAAGGCCAGATCGAGAAGCTGTCGGACGCGAAGCCGACCGAGCGCCGCAAGATCGTCGACCAGACGATCGGCCTGAACGTGCTCGACGACATCGTGACCGACCTCGGCAAGCAGGCGCTCGCGTTCCGCAATCAGGCTGACGGCATCGCCGCGGTGCTGCGCGAGCCGGTCAAGCCCGAGCAGCCGGCCGACTTCGAGTCGAGCACGACGCTAGGCCAGAAGCGCGACAACGTCGCGACCCTGGTCAACGAGCTGAACCAGCTGCGCGGTATGGTGGCCCACAAGCCGTCCGAGCCGGTCGTCCCTACCTGCACCATTACCGAGACCGTCGAGACGCTACAGGGCCTGATTGCGGCCCGCAACGAGCTGATTTTGGCGAAGGGCACGCTGGAGAGCGCAGCGGCCGACCAGCAGGCTTCGCTGAAGCGTCTGGTAGATGGACTCACGGCAGTGACCACGGACGGCACCGTGGCCCGTCTGGAGGCCGAGGTCGGCCGCATCGAGAAGCAAATCTCGGCGCTGGTCGAGCCGACGCTGACGGTCGATGAGATCGTTCGGCTCGAAATGGCTCACGAACGGCATATCCGCTGGGGGCAGCGCCAAAAGCTGCTGGGGCAGGGCGAGCACGTCTGCCCGAGCTGCGACCACCACTGGCCTATCGCGGCAGCGGCGCTCGATACCTTCGCGGACGTGACCGACGCGGATGCTGTCGCGCCCGCGTATAGCCAGAAGGATCTGAACGCGCAGCGTGCAATGCACGACAACGCCGAGCGCCGCGCCGCGCTTACGCAGGAGATCGCCGAGCTGCGCGAGCGCATCGAACGCACGAAGCAGGAAACGCAGGCCGCGATGGACGCCCAAAAGGCGAAGATCGTCAAGGCCGAAGAGGCGGTCGCCGAGACTTCCGAAGCGGTCAAGACCCTTCAGAACGCGATTGACAACACGCCCGATCGCAGCGATGACCTGAAGGAGCGTCAGGCGTACGAAGGCCAGCTCGTCGCGCACCACGCGCAGGTGCTCAGCTACAACGAGTTCTTCGCGAAGCTGGCCGAGCGCGAGGCGCGCGTCGCCGAGCTGGCCGGCGTCGAGGCCGAGCTGGGCAAGCTGGACGAGCAGCTGGTCGCGGCGCGCGCCTACGAGCAGGCCGTGGGCGCGTACGAGGCGCAGATGGCCACGTACAGCGTCGACAAGGCAAAGCTCGATGCGCTGAATGCAGCGGCCGATGACAAGGCCGCAGCGAAGGCGGCGGTAGCGGAAGCGAAGCTCGTGATCAAGTCGCATCTCGTACCGTCGCTCAACAAGGTGGCGTCCGTGCTGCTCAACCAGATGACCGGTGGCGCACGTACGTCGATCGTGGTGGATGAAGACTTCAACATCACGGTCGACGGCCAAGCAGTGCAAACGCTGTCCGGGTCCGGAAAGGCTGTCGCGAATCTCGCACTCCGGATTGGTCTCGGTCAGGTGCTGACCAACGGTGTGTTCTCCGTCTTCATGGCCGACGAGTTCGACGAGTCGATGGATGCACAACGTGCTCAGTACACCGCCGAGTGTCTGCAACGTCTGAAGGAGACCATCAAGCAGGTGATCATCGTCACGCACAAGCGCCCGATCGCAGACCACATCTTCACTCTCCCTTTGAAAGAGGCCGCATGAGGAATTAATGGAGTCCATCAAAACGCTACTCGATCAAAACTTCACGCCCCAGCTCATCGCCACGTTCCTTGACACCACCCTGGAACGTGTCGTCGAAGAGATGAACAAGCTGGAACTCTTCGGCTGGGGAGACCCTGGAAATTACGCCTTCATCATTGCGCGCAAGTACCCTGCGGAACGCCGCTGGAATGAAAGGTTTGAACGGATTCTGGCAACCGCACGTGAGAAGCACGACAAGGGGCTGATCACGATGGTTCAGGTTCGAGATGACGACATGATCATCCAGTACGCAATGCCTGTCGAACGTCCCGTTCCGCGCCGACTCTGGTTTACCGCACCACCCGAGACTTACTAAAAATGAACTTCGAACAATACAAACATCTGGCCCTTCGCACCGAGAAGCCTCTGGCAACTTCTCTGCTGCGCCTGCAACACGCATCGCTCGGTCTCACGACCGAACATGGCGAGTTCACCACCGAAGTCAAACGCCTTTGGGCGTACCAGAAGCCGCTCACGCAGGAGATGCGCGAACACATCTTCGAAGAGCTGGGAGACATCCTCTGGTACGTGGCCATCGGTGCCGACGCCCTTGACTTCGAGATCCACGAATACCAGCATCTCTTCGACTTCGACCTCAGCGCGCTACCGCTCGCGGAACAGCTCCAGGTCGTCGCGAATCGCATGTCCGTCGAGATCGGCTTCTTCACGTACGAACTGCCGCTGCATCAAGATGCGCGCGCCCGCACGGGCGCGATGCGCAGCCTCGTGAACATCCTCAGCGGTGTGGCGCATGCCTGCGACGCGCTCGACATGCCGCTCGAAGAAGTCATGTCCGCGAACATCGCGAAGCTGAAGCAGCGCTTCCCGAACGCATACACGAACGCAGCTGCTGAAGCGCGCGCCGACAAGGGCGGGCTGGACGCACGCAACTCGTAATCCACCACACGCAGGAAGGGCCGACCACCACCGGCCCTGAAAACAAGATGAAACCTATCATTCTGGCCAAGGTGATCGAAGATTCGATCGCCTCGAACGGCGTGCGCCTCACGACCGTTGAAGTGCGGTATCCGCGCATCATCCACAGCGAGCTGATGACGCACCGCAAGTTCTCTCGTAACGCGGGTAGCTCCCGCGCTATCCCGATCCTTCGCATGTTGCGCCAAGTCTGGTCGCGGCCGGCGTGCCCCGCCGAGTGGGGCACCAACCAGCCGGGTATGCAGGCAGGTGCAGAGCTTCAAGGTTGGCGTTTGTGGGCCGCGAAAGCCACGTGGCGCAGCGCTGCGCGCTTCGCCGCGCTGCATAGCTGGTTGCTCATGAAGTTCGGCGCGCACAAGCAGATCGCGAACCGCGTCACCGAACCGTACCAGTACATCAACGTCCTGATCTCCTCGACCGATTGGGGCAACTTCGACGAGCTGCGCTGCCATCCGGACGCCGACCCGACGATGCAGCTCCTGGCTGTCGAGATCATGACCGCGATCGAGGTCAGCGTGCCGCGCCGGCTGCGCATCGCCGAGTGGCACCTGCCGTACGTCCTCCAGTCCGAGCGCGAGGCGCTGCCGACCGAAGAACAGATCAAGCTGTCCGTCGCGCGCTGCGCGCGGATCTCCTACGATCCGTTCGACGGTGACGCGAGCCACGCGAAGGAGTTCGAGCGCTACGCGAAGCTGGTTGGCGCACGGCCGATCCACGCATCTCCGACCGAGCACCAAGCTACACCGGCTTTCTCGTCGACGCAGAAGGGGGGAAACTTCGACGGGTGGCTTCAGCACCGCCAGGACGTCGAGAAGGCCCGCGCGATGGATGGCGAAGTGCCGGCCGTCCTGCGCCGACAGTGGACCAACGATGAGGTTAGGTTGCACCGCGCTTTGGTCGCGCAGCGTGGGGAGGTCGAAGCATGATGGCCGAATTTCCGACGCGAACGGCACAGCCCCCGCAAGGATCGCGCAAGCACTCTCACTACCACAAGGCCTGCCCGTACCCGAGCATCGACGTCTACCGCGTGCTGGAACTGTTCAAGGTGACTGACCCATGTATCCAGCATGCAGTAAAGAAGCTGCTGGTCGCCGGGGGGCGTGGCCAAAAGGACATCGCCAAGGACATCCAGGAGTCGATCGACACGTTGAGCCGCTGGCAGGAGATGCGGGCCGAGGAGGGCCGAGCATGAAAAAAGACACTCTCGTCGCGCTGGGGATGACCACTCTCGCAATCCTTGGTGTCGTCAAATGCACGAACTCCGACTGGTATCAGGAGAGCGAGCGGCAGCGGAAAGCAGATGAGCGGGCTGCGGCCACGCCGCACGTTATTCGTGAAGCCGACAACTGCAAGGTGTACGCATGGAAGGACAACGGAGGCACCGGCACGACGCATTACTTCACGAAGTGCCCGAACGCGACGGTCACGACCGATCGCCAGTACGAGGTCAAGTGCGGCAAGACCTGCACGCGCACCGAGACTGAATCCGTCACCACGGAGACGCACTGATGGCCACCGACGAAATCCTCGTGGTGAAGGCGTATCACCGCGAGAGCAACAGCAACGACATCTATGTGAAGTGTCCGCACTGCGGCCGGCTGCTCGAACTCGAAGCCGGAGACTTCAAAGGCGAGATGTTCACGGACAAGGTCTGCGGCGGCATGCTCGAAGTGAGCCACAACGCGTACCGCACCGCATTCCCGCAGGAGGATTAATGACGCTCGGTAAGAACTATGTGACCGCACCCGTCTCCGAATGGGTGTATGAGAAGCCGCAGCATGGTGGGGCGAAGTGCTTGTTATTGACGATCGGCGGAATTGCGATCACTGGCGTGTGGCAGGGTGAGGTTGGCCAGTATTACCTCGCATGGGCGGCGCTGCCGAAGCGAAACAAGGATATGGAGCGGCGGCTGACGAGGAAGATGGAGGTCAAGACGTGAAGAAGATCTACGAACTCACGTATGCGGATGGCTACCAGATGAGGGTTGAGATCGATCATTCGATCATGACCGACGAGCAGCTACACGAGATCAACAGCTTTTGGGGAGGCGCAGCTTCGCGCGTGGCGCGTAACGGCGTGCTGAACGCCGTATTGATGATGTTCTGCACGACGTTCATGGATGCTTGCATCGACTACATGGACCCGGTCGCAGCCTTCGATAACGGCGACATCGAGGGGTGGCCGCCGATAAGCGGGACACACGGAATCAGGGTCGTCGACTTTGAACCTTTCGACTTCGAACCCGAGAATGTCGACGTCAGGGAGGTCATGTGAGCTACTTCGATGACAAGTACCCGAAGATGCCGTCTTTCTGGTGGTCCCTCAAGGTCATCGTGATCGGTGTGCTGACCGGCTGGGTCACGCACACCGACTGGTACGCGATCCGTCGTGAGCTGAGCGACATCACCCGCTCGGTGTTCGAGCTGATCGGCTGGTTCCTCGCGTGGCTCGCGCTGCTCGTGGTCTTCCTGCTCGCGCCGGTCTCGATCGCCATCTACATGATCGTCGTGCGCCGGCAGCAGCGCCGCGTCTGCATCGTGAATCGCAAGCGGTATCTGCGTGACCGCCTGCGCATCGCCTGCAAGGGCTACAGCTGGAGCTAACCCTGTTCGGTGCGCCGCCGAGTGCCGTTGCCGTCGCGAATGCACGGCTCGGCATTCTGGCGGCACTCGAATGCAGTACAGGCCGTTAGCGAAGCCTGCCGAATTCAAAAAACCATCTATTTAGGTCCAACCTGTCAGTATTGCTGGGCTTTGGCCGATAAATGTCATTTTTAGTCAAAATCCCGCTCTGAGGTTATCGACAACCGGTTTGTCTTCAGGTATTAGTCGGACCATTCGAAAATGAGAGGGCTACCAGTTGAAGCGAAACTTTCTTCGGGTCGGCGACTACTCGTCGTCTGGTGGTGTTGTTGTCGATGGCATCCCATCCACGAGTTGCTATGGTCGAGAACTAACTTACATCGGCGCAAAAGTAACCTGTCCGGCTTGCAAACAGCTTGGTGTCATCGTCGCCGAGGGGCCGCGATGGCCGGGCGAGATGATGGGGCATCAGGCCGCTCTGGAGGGGGACAGGGTTGCATGCGGGTGCAGCCCACGGCCGTCGATGATTGCTTCGCAAGACACCATGTATGAGAGCTTTGAATCGCAGCAGCTTCTCGGGATGGGTTTCGCCGCAGACGGCGGGCGGATGGTGCTTGATTCTGGTACACCGAAGCCGTCGCAGGGCTTCTGTCTTTCCTGCATGCTTGCTGCCGCCAAGAATGCTGCGTCAATGGTCGTTCGTGGGTGACGCGCCGTGAGCATTCAGGTCATTTTCTCTTCATGGCAGGCGCGCGCCAGCCTTCCGCTCCGTCTATTCGCGCTCGCGGATGGTCTGCTGTATTCAGAATCAAGCGGTTCACCACCAGTGCGCTCAGGTGAATCAGCGATGGCGCTACTTGACGGAACCCCTGACGCGTCGCTTGCCGATGCCGGCCCGTGGTTCTTCGACTACGAGCAGACGAACAGCACGACGCGCGATGCGTTGACGCGCATGGCTCAAGGCGAATACGGGGTGAACTGGATCATCAGCGCCTATCAACCACGCATGCTCGCGAACGAGCTGCGCGAACGACTGGATGCCACATTGCCGGACGGTAGGACGGCAATGCTGCGCTTTTACGACGCGCGCGTGATGCGGTACTTCGCGCCAGCGTTGAATTCGACGGAGCGGACTATGTTCTTTTCCCCTACGTTCGACTGGCTGATCGAGATCGATGGACAGCTATTTAGGGCGCACCCCCATGCCGCTTAATCTCACACCCGCCCATCTTTCCGCGCTCGCCACAGGCGAGGCCCGAAACTTCGTTGACGGCGTGCGTCGCGATCTGATCAAGGCTGACCCCACGTTAGAGCAGGACATCGATCTCCACAATCGATTGTGGGAGGCGTATCAGGCCGCGCGCGCGCTCGGGATTCAGGATAGCGAGCACCTTGTTCAGTTCCTGAAGGTTGAGGCATATTCGCCGAGCTTCTACGCGAAACCAGCGGCGCGTGCTTGGCTGACCAAGCCCGGTCGAAGTGCCGATGAACGCTTTCACGTCTACGTCCAAGAAGTCACTTGGCGATCACAACATCCAGATAGCTTGAAAGGAGTCCCGCATGGCAGCACCGTTAATTCCCCTAGTTACGGCCGTGGCGGCGGAAGTGGGACCGGCATTGTCGGCTATTGGCGGCGCATTACTGGGAGGGGCGGCGGTAGCGGGGATCGGTAGTATGCGGGGCGATGTCAGCAAGATGGAGGAACAGGCAAAGGCGAAAACGGAGTCGCGAACAATTTCAGATTCCACCGAGCCTTGCAAGAAATGCCCACCGGAGAAGACCGGCGTGCTTGTGCGAAACAATCATGGCGTCAACTGGCCAGCGTATCGCTATCAGGCCCGCGTGACCGGCTTCGCGTTTGACACTGAAAACTGTCGATGGAGCGACGAGTGGGAGTGGATGGGGATCGATTTCGACGGGTTCAGGGCAAATGAATGTCTACTCCAGGAGGCCAAGGGTAACTACGATCAGTTCCTTGACGGGTCGATCCCGAAGGCGGATGAGTTTTTCAAGGGACTGGATAGGATGGGGGATCAGGCGCGCACTCGGGCAAGGGTAGTCAAGCCGAATCCACCGACCCGGCTGAGGTATTATTTTCAGGGTCCACTGACGTATCGAAAGATGTCAAGATTGCTCAGGCTTTTGTCAATCGAGTCCGAATATCTTCCGTAAGATACTGCTATGAAATTCGAAGCGATTATTAAGAGTGGAGGGGTCCCTGCAAAGGACTTCGCTCAAATTTTGACCAAGGCTGGTGCGATCATCGACGTGATGGCGGCAAGCGAACCGGCGCTTGCACGGCCAAACTGGCGGATGAAAGGCGATTCTCTCGAAGAGGCTCAGCGTAGCGAAGTCTATCTGGCAGACGGTCATCCAAGTAACACGGCGTTAGAGGCGCTGGAAAGCGAATATCGTGGTGACACTGGGTCCACCGTTGGGATATGGGATGGGGGTGCCGTCGATGCTGTTGGGGCGTCGGTAACGGTTTTTGCATGTGGTGGAGATTTCCCTGACACGGTCACGATCGGCGCACGGGGTGCTTTTTCCACCAGCATGGCGCTTGTTTCCAGTGTTGTGAAGCAACTGGTGCTGGAATTTGCGCCGGCTGTCGTTACAGCCGCACCCGAAGGTTACGAGGAGCAGCAAGCATTCGACGACCGCCCCGGTGTAGGTTGGATGCTGTATCTCCCTGTCGAGCTTACCGCTCAACAAATCCCTGAAGCGCAGGAACTCATCCCAGTCTTTTCCACTGACGGTAAGAAGCGGCTCGGGACAATCCTCGTCAGCATCAAGGGCGAGGTGTTTTCGGTCGACAACGAGGAGCATCTGGCCGTGGCGCATAACATCGAGGCGCGACTTATATCTATGGACCTATTGCCGCTTCTTGGCGAGATATAAGTGCAGCCAAGCAAGCATCGCAAGCCTTCCGCATGGAAGGCTTGCGTCCTATCTCAACTCGCTCGTCTGAAAAGCAACACATTCGTCGGCTGAACGTCGGTCGGCGGATTTTTCCCCTCGCAGCAATCGCTCACGAACGCTGCCCACAGCGCCATTGCCGCTCGTCTCTCAGGGATCTCCTCCCGTACGTCGTAAATCCCCTCGACACCCTTTACCTTGTGGTTCAACGCGATTTCGCTGATTTCGCGCGAGACGCCCATGTTCCGCATATGGCCTTTGGCCGTGCTGCGCGTGTCGTGCGGCGTGAAGTAGCGCATTTCAAGCTTGCAGCTTTCAAAGGCTCGTGAGATGGACGCCCAAAGCGTCTTGACGCCCATGTGAGTGTCCCCCAGCTTGCGTCGTTTGCCACACCGAGCTGGCAAGAGCCATTCGGAGTCCCCCGATAGAGCGATCAAATCTTCGATCCACTTCACAACAGTCGGTACGAGCGGCACGAGCGCGCCGTACCCAGCCTTGAGGTTTTGTGGAGGAATCCACCACGTGCCACGCTTGAGGTCGATGTGCTCTTTACGAGCCTTGACCAACTCATTGGTACGCACGCATGTGGCCAGCAGGACGCGGAACATGAGTCCGTTATCGCGGCCGATCTTGTCATCGATTTGAGGCAGCAAGACCCTCAGCTCATCCTCAGTAAGCATCAGTCGTTTACGTACCGGGGGCGGCTCACCAAGCAACGCTCGCAGTTTGATGCCCGCAGTTGGGTTGGTTTGGACAATCCGCTTGCCGATCGCGTGGTCGAACAGGACCGTAATCGTCCCCAGCACACGATTGCAGACGTTCCACGATTTCCCGCTCGTTTCGAGCATGTAAATGATGTCGGCCGACGTGACCTTTCGAGCTTCTAGTGAACCGAGGTTCGGCTTCACCATATTCTCGATGTCCCAGTTCCGGTTGTAGATCGACCCTTCGGAGAGACTGACCATCGCCTTTTCCTTGTAGTCGTCACAAAGCTGTCGGACGGTCAGGGCGGAAGCTGTACGGGCTTTCTCTGTCTTTTTGTCGGCGGCAGGGTCTTCCCCTTTGTCGATCTCTACCCGGAACGCACGAGCCGCCTTTCTTGCGGCCGCAAGCGACATATCGGGGTAGTTGCCGATCGTAAGTTCGCGGCGGCGATTGCCGCGGCTATAGCGAAGGACCCAGGTTGCGGTTCCTGAGCCGGATAGGGTGAAGGTCAGGCCGTCGCCATCGGCCTTAGCCACTGGTTCCCCTTTGGCGATCCAGTGACGGATCTGCACATCGTCAAGCGCGTGATGGAGGCGCGGCAT